GGTTTCCGTTCCGACCTTGGTCATCTTGGCCGAGGCCAGCGTGGTGCCGAACGCGCTACCGGTGTTGATCGCAGCGTTCGGGTCGTTGCCGGTACCGGCAGCAACGTAGTACAGCGTCATGACATAAGCCGTATTGGGCTGCACCGGATAGCCGCTGTCGGCGTCGTTGCTGGTCGTGAAGTTGTCGAAGTTGCCGCTAGTGCCGACGAACTTGATCGCCGGGGCGCCATTGTCAAATGCCGGATCGGTCACGCGTGTGAAGCTCGGATCGAGCGAGAAGCCCTGCGTGTTGAGCGCGAACTTGTAGTTGGGGATCAACTGCAGGTCGGTGCCGGTGCGCTTGGGGTTATAGGTGCCCGCCGACTGTGGGATCAGCATGTCGTGCGGCTCGTTCATGATGTCGTAACCGAACAGGCCCGGACGGCCCTTCATGCGCGCGACGAGCTTGGTGTACATGTCGGCCAGGGCGCTGATGGGCGTGCCGGCAGACCCGATCAGGGACACCGCGCCGTTTGTGCCGAGCGCACGACGCCGGCCGTAGTTGTGGCAGTCCAGCAGCACGGTCATGCCGCGCGCGTAAGCCCGGTCGATGCAAGAGATCAGGTAGCCCAGGTAGGTCTCGTCGAGCGCGCCGTTGAGCGTTGGCTGCAGGCGCTCCCACAGGTAGCCGATACGGATCAGCTTCATGCCCTTCGAGGCGAAGTAGTCGAAGTCGGCATCGGGGTGCAGGTTGTAGTCCGTGCCCGCCACGCCTGGCAGCACCTTGGTGCCCTCGGACTCCATGCCCTGCAGCGCCAGTCCGCGCAGGAAGCGTGCAGGTGTGTCGGTGTAGGCGACCGTATCGTCGGACAGCCAGCGCCAGTTGCCGGTGCCGTCGGCATAGGCCGGACGCAACAGGCCGTTGGCCGCGCGGATGTAAACCGTGCTGCCGTTGTGCTCGCTCGACTTGTAGTTGCCCAACTCGCTCAGCGTCTTGATCGCCACCGCAGCGCTCTCGCCGCCACCGCCCTCAAGCTGTCGGATGATCAGGCTCATGCGGTCACCTCGTAGGCTGCACCGCCGCTCGGCGTGATACGCGTCGGGCTGTTGCCGAACGCATAGACCCAACCACCATCCTCCTTGAACGTATCGACGACGATCCATGCGCCGCCTACCTGCTTCTCGACGGTCACCTGTCCGCCGTTGGCCTTGACCAGCAGCGTGGAGCTGCCGTGATAGTTCATGATCGTCTGAGTGGTGGGCATGTTGCGAGCCTCTGAGTGGATTCGCCCAATGGTACAGGGCTTATCGGCGTTTGAGTAGCATCCCGATCTGGTTGCCTTTGGCCTTCATCACCTTCTCAAGGGAATATCTGAGAGCGTCGATGTAGTGGTTGAACTTGTCCACGATCACCGGCAGCACTTCGCCCGTCAGGCGGTCGACCTTGTAGCTGTACTTCAGCAGCTCGTTCTGCACTTCCTTGCAGGCCGGGTGCACGACGATCCGATAGGTCTTGAGGTGGTCCAGGCCGTCTTCGACCGACCCTTTGCCCTTGACCGCGCCTTCGATCTGAGGCAGGTAGTCGGCCTTGTTGAGCCCGTTCGGGCCCTTGGCGCGCGCCAGGTGAGCGATGGACTCGGGCCGCGCGCTGTCGGCGATGATGCCGTGCTTCTCGATGCCTGGTACGTGCTCCTTGAGGAATTTGGCCGTATCGTCCAGATCAAGCCCGACCTTGCCGGCCTCCCGGTCGATGTACAGCTCGGTCTCGTCCGGGCTGATCCAGCAGCGCACGGCCGCGGTCGGGTCCTGAGCGTAGCCGAAGTCCAGCCCGTGGTACGGGCCGAGCCAGGTGTCGTCGGGAAACCGCAAGCCCTCCTGCCAATGGCGGCCGAGGATCGACGCCTTGGACTTCTTGAGGTAGGCCCCCTCCCAGATCCAGCTGTAGGTCTCCGGGTCGAGCGTGGCGCGCTGAGCCAGGCGCAGCGTCTCAAGGCCGGCGGGGAACCAGGGGTTGTCCCGGTAGTTCATCTCGGCGATCAGCGCTGTAGGGTACATGGCGGGCTTCTCGGGGCTACCCCTGAACCGCAGGTCAACCGGTGAGCCTTCCAACTTCGGGTTCCAGAGGGCCCATAGTTCGGCCTGCGGTTCGCGCAGTACGGTGGCTTCCAGCGCCAACCAGGCGTCCTCGCTGACGTCCTCGGCTTCCTCGACGATGGTCAGCCCGACCTTGGCCGTGGATTTCACGCCGTTGAGGTTGGCATACAGGCCCTTGAACAGGAATTCGGTCGAGTTGACCTTGCTGCGCAGATAGTCCTTGCCCACATCGTAGGCATTGGCCAGCCACGGTTCGGACTCGATCGCCGCCTTGAGCTCGGCGTGGAAGGACTCCTTGATCGATGCCTGGATCTCCCGCACGCACAGGATGCGCAGCGGGTAGACCACACCCCAGATGGCGGCCATCTTGGCGAAGTTCATCGACTTGCCCGAGCCGCGGCCACCCCAGGCGCCCCGGTACTGCACCGTGCCGCGCGCAGGCGTGAACACCGGGATCAGCTTGGCGGGCAGCGCGACATTGGCGTTACTCATCGGCGGCGAGCTCCGGGGCCTGCGCCACCAGGGTGATCGAGGTAGGCAGGGCGGCGAGCGGCGTGCCTCCCGGTCCGCTGAACTCTTTCTTGTCCAGCACGTAGCCGCACAGCTGGGCGTAGAAGCGCTTCGCAGCCTCCTGGTCGTGCATCAGCACCTCGATGTTGCCGTTGCGGTCGACCTTGGTGCCCTTGAACAGGGCCCGGCCGGCTTCGGACAGGTCGCGCGTGTCGGTCACGATCGTCACCTTCACGCCGTCACCGTCGCAGTGCGGGCACTCCGGGTTGACGTCTCGCGTGTGGTTGAAGCCGTAGCCGCCCGCATAGTCGGGGAACGGCGGCGCGTCCTTGCCAGGGCGCTCAGAGGCGGCTACGGCGGCCTCGAACTCGTGCTCCTTCCACTGGTAGCCGAAGTTCTCGCCCCAGCAGTGCCGGCAGCACCGCGCCTCGATGCGGCAAAGCTCGGAGGGATCGGCAGTCGCTACCAGCCAAGTACGGTGCTTGAGCTCGGCGGCCGTGACGCTGTGCGCTTCCAGGCGCTTGGCCTTGCGGGCCATTGCGGTTTCATAGAACGCAGGCTTTAGGTGCGGCTGCTTGAACCAGCTGTACGCCACAGTGCGGGCTGTAGCGCGGCTGTAGCCCGCGGCCAGGGCGCTGTTGTAGGGGTCAAGCGTCTCCTCGTAGCGCAGGATCAGCTCCTGCTCTTTCGCGGTCAGCTCATTCAGTCGGTCAGCCATGGCGGCAGGCCTCGTAGGTTGATCGGTAATTAAGGGCCGATAGTACCACTCTTGCCGGGTCTTAGCCTCACGCCGCAGCCGCTGGCCGGGCAAAACGCCGTTTGGACGCCCAAAAAGCGATTGGCCGGGCAAAAGCCGGGCATTTAAAATTTCGTCGGCCACCTCAAACCCACGGATTACGTGGCCTGTAGCCCTTTTGGCCGTCAATACTACTATATTTAATAAGTTCTATACGTATGCGCAAAACACTACCGCTTATAATTATGTAATTTATATACGCTGCGCACACGCATGTACGTATGTATAGAGCGATTTTTGCCCGGCCTTTTCACTTTGGCGGCTTTTCCTTATTTTTCAACAACTTACGGGGCCGACGAAATGGCCGCCCAATTTGCCCGGCCAAAAAGAAGCCCGATTTCTCGGGCTCTATTGGTTTAGCCAATCGATCCTAACCTGCTGATCGGTTCAGCGTATCGTTAGGCTGCGGCAGGTTTTTCTGCTCGTATCGCTCCTGGGCGTCCTTGGCGTTGAGCTGAGAAGCCGGGTGGTCCTTCATGACGTACAGGGTGATCTTCTTCCCATCAGGCATCAGGAACTTGGTGGCCCTGCCAGCAGCAAGCGCCGGGTGCGGAATGTAGCCCAAAGCCTCCAGCAGTGCCGGCCTCTTCTTCTCGCCTACGGCATTGCCCCGGTGCATCTTGCTCATGAGCTCGCTCAGGGCATGGCTGGAAATGAAGGGTTCACGGAAGCCAATCCGGCCCTCCGCCACTGCCTCTTCAATGGCCTGCTCGATGACACCTTTCGACTCTTCTACCGACGCTTCAAAACTGCTGGTGCGAGGCGCTGTGACGCACTCGGTTGCCGGGTTCAGCTGCTCGGGTATGGGGTAGCTAGCCAAGTAGTGGTTGAGCGCGTTGTAGCCTACCTGATCCAGCCACTTGTGCAGGTTGCGGAAGTACCGATTGCCCATATCGCGGGCCACATCCCCATCTTCCTGCTGCGCCGTGTAGAAGACCGCATAGCGCCGCCCCGTCACCGCTTTACCCACCGCGCCCTGCCGGTTGGTGGTAAAGATGAAGTTGGCGAAGATGCGGGCAGTCGACTGCTTCTGACCCTTGCCTTGGATAGCCGCATAGTCATCAGTGATCATGGTCTTCATCGAATCGATCATGTCGACGCCGCCGGCCGCCAGGTTCATCTCGTTCACGCCAACCAGCAGCTTTCCGACGATCCAGTCGTTGAACTTGTTGCCCATGTCAGAGGACTGCGCCAGGTGGAAGAAGCGGGTCCCTATCGCCTTCTGCAGCACCGTAACCACCAGGCCCTTGCCATTACCCTCGGCCCCCTGCAGCACCGGTGCCCAACGAAATTTAACGCCGGGGTTCTGGACTACGGCGGCCATGTACGCCAGCAGGATCTCGCGGTCCCTCTCTACGGGCAGCATAAGCGCCAGGTGGTCAAGGAAAGGGGTTACGTCGGCCTGCACCTTCATCGAAGGGACTGGCACGAACGAATTGATGTAGCGGAACCCCTCATCATCGAAAATCGCGCCAGGTGGCAGGTCTGGCCTGAAAGCTAGGTCATGCACCCTGGGGAAGCTGAACTTCTGCTGGTAGAGGAAAGCGTCCCATGGCTTGCGCGTAGTACCCGTATCGCTAAAGGAGTAAACACCGGCAGGCATGAACCCATCGAAGGCGGTCTGCCCGAGCAAAGAACCATCGGGGAGGTATATCTTCGAGTGGTTGGCGACGAACGCGCATCCCTTGAAGATCTGCATCTGCTTTTCAGCGCCGAAGGTCGGCTTCTCCGTGGTGAGGGTCACGCCTTCGGGGATAAGCTCCAAGGTAGCCGCCGAGCCGGACGCCCATTTATCCGTAGCAGCGCAAGCCAGCGCGATTTGCTCGCGGCTCTCTTCGCTCTCCTGGAACAGGGGGTTTTGCTTGAGCTCGGCCAGCACGCGTTCACAGTTGCTGCCGAACTGGTAGGCCAGGATGCGAATGACCCGCGGCCAGTCCTGCTCGTTGAGCGCAGTACCGAAAACCCCGGCCGGCGCGTTGCTCATAACCGAAGCGGTATACTCCCCCGGTTCCAGTGTGCAGGGCATCGGGTCGAGACTCTTATCGGTCCATTCGACCTCGCGCTTTGGCGTTTCGTCTGCCTGGCCGTAGACCTGATCGCACCCGGCAATGGCCTTCTCGATCGTATTGACCAGATACTCCGGACGCAGATCCCACTTGTCACGGGTCAACGCTGACTCTTGCATCAGGCGCAGCATCCGCGGCGCATCCTTGCCAGTCCAGAAGGCCAACCTGCTGGCCAGCGACAGGTCAGCGCTCGAGCGATCCCAGGGCGAAGCACCGCCGCCCACATCGGGGAATGCGGCACTGAGCGCTGCGGCGTCCTCTTCCCAGAGCTCGCGGTTGGTCAGCTTGCGCTTGCCGCCGAACGCCGCAGCGGCGTCCATCCGGTTGCTAGCCAGGAACTTGGCGATCAGCTCTTCGTCATTGAGGATGCCGGACCATTCAGCACAGGGGCCGTCTTCCCAGTTCACGTCGACAGCAGCTTTGTCCGCCGGCGGAAAGTACTTGGCGATCAGGCTGGAGAGGTCGAAGTGCTTGGAACAATCGCCCATTGCCGTCAAACCGGTGAGCGCAGCCAAACGCCCGCTGCTATACAGCTCCAGGCCCTCGGGAATGTTTTTGTTGGAGTGGGGCTGGTAGCGGAAGCTGCCGAACAGATGGATGCCCGTTTTGCTTGAACTGCACTCATAGGCAGCCCCAGGCAGCGCCGCCAGCAATTGCCCAACGATGGGCTTCCATTGTCGGGCGCTTTCATCCAGGCAACCGTCAGCGTCCAGAAAGAAAAAAGGGTCGTCCTCTTGGAGCAGATAGCCTACGCCCCAACGCCTCCCGTCGTTTGCCGCATTCAGCTGATCAAGTTTTTCAAGCGCCGCCGCGCAGGTGAGCAAGGATGACCGATCGCCCCATTTGGTTGGGTAACGGGGCAGCTTGTCGAACTTGCCGGGACGAGTCTTCGAAGGCACGATCTCGTAAACGCAGAAGTGCGGGTATTGCGCCATGGCTGCCAGGGAACCGCCCGGCGCCAAGCATGATCTGATTTCTTGCGTCATAATTGTTTGCCTGTATACTCACAGCTGATTATTGAAACCTAGCCCACCTTGCCAGTGGGCTTTTTTATGCCTGCTGTTCGATCCATTCCGCTAGGCTCATAGGCACAGAGCTTTCAATATCGATCACCGTATCGGTTGAGGAGTCCCAGATTAGTCCAGCGTCGTTACCTTCGAGATCGAAATAACTAGGGTAGACCTCGCCGTCAGTGTAAGTCCCGACCATCCATACAACGCGCAACTTTTTCCAGTTGTCGTCGACTTTGATCAGATGATAGAGACCCGTAGGGGCTACAAGGACTTCAGCATTTTTCATTTTGCCTCCAGGGCTTTGAGTACGTCGGAAAGGCGGTAGCGGACGGTCTGCCCGATACGCACGCAGGGGAATTTCTTTCGAGCGGTGTAACGCTGCACGGTGACAACCGTGAGGCCCAGGTGCTCAGCCAGGGCTTTTGAATCGATCAGGGGTTCCATAGGACGGTACCGGATGGTTGGAGTATCGCCTAGTACGTTACAGGCTTTGGTTTGGCCCGGCAAGTACAACGCAAAAAGGCCCCGAAGGGCCAATGGTCAAAAGCTATCAACAGCTACCGGCCCATAGACTTGTGCCGCTCAAGAGAGATTCGCGTATCACGTTTCCATGGGTGTTCTCCGCCAACCGGCTGGCGCGTACGGGCTTTCATCCTAGGCTCTTTCTTTTCTTTCGGGACCGCCTCGCGCCGCTTGAACACCAGGTCTATGCCGCGCACATCCATTGCATATTGCAGCGGCTGATAACTGCTATAGCCAATCTCGCGGGCCGCCTCGATCAACAGGTACCCCGCTTTATGCATGCGTGTGAGCGCATGCCGGAAGGACTCCCCGGTTTCACGAACGTAGGCGGCGGGCACACCATAGGAATCGAACGGGTCGTGCTCAGGGTTGTTCGCCAGCAACTTGCAAAAGTGTCCCGTGGCTCGGTAGCCGACAGCCTGGGCAACCTGGGCACGGCTCAAACCCTGGTCTGCCATATCCCGAACCACATCCCAGAAAGGGTAACCCCAACGCTCCGGTACCGTTCGTTGCGGGCTGTTCGGCCCGATACCCCGGCTCATCGCTTCGACTCCAGCCAGCACGCCCGGCACCGCCAGATTTCGGCTCGCATCAAGGCGGCACGCCCGCGCTCGAACACCTGGCCGCAGCCGCACCGCACACGATACTGGCAACCGTTGGCCTCCAAGACCTGCGCCTTGCCGCGCCGCATGCCCTGCAGCAACGGAACGGGCTTGCCCGACTTGAGCCCGGCGTTCTGGCTGCGCACCATCGCCAACTCATGCCGCAGCCCGGCGACCAACGACTGCAGGCCGTTGACCACGATATCGTGCTCGGAGGCCAGTACTACCTCCAGTGGCGGCAAGTAGCGATCGTCGGCGCACTCGTGCATCAGGTAACGCTTCATCCGAACACCGCCATTGCCGATTGGATGATGCCGGCCCACATACACACGCCGATTGCGATGAACTGCAGGAAACGGTTGAGGGTCATGACTTGGACTCAGCAGGCAATCCGAGGTGCGCGCGCGTCTCGGCGTAGGTCATGCGCTTATCGCGAGCTTCTGCAAGCCGCTGCCGTATTTCCTGCTGCACTAGAATGCTCATGCCTTCTCCCCATCCGCGCAGCCGGGGCTGGCAAGAACCTTGTCGATATTGTCAAGCAATCCCGGCGTCAGACTGCCAAGCCCCTCGGCATTCATGCCGACAACGCCGTCAAAGTCTTGAGCGATGGGATAAAGAACGCCGTCTCGCGCAGACTCGATCCACGACCTTGCTTTGAGCAACGCTGCACGCAACTCCGCCTCCCGCGCCAACCCTTCATCGCGCTGGGCGGCGAGAGCGTCGTAGTCGGACGCGGAGACCAGGTCGCCACTCGGATCTTCTTCCTGTTCCCAGTCTCGGCCATTTATGTAAAATCGCTTCACTTCACTCATGACTCATTCTCCTGCTCTGCAAAACGCCAGACGCTGCGAGGCGTCTGTGGGTGATTGGTGGGTTAGGACAGATCGTTTTGCAGGATTACGTGCATCGACTTTGGAGAGCCGACAACTCTCATATCCTTCTCTCTTGAGCAAATATTGTTTACTTTTTGCTCAGCCTCTTTCATCGCCTGAGCCGCGAGGGTGCCGAAAGATTCAGTGTCATTCCATACACCAACTTCAACTTCCACTTCGATGCGTATTCTTACGTTAGCTCGTCCGCTCATACCGCCACCTCGCATTCCCAAAGCCCACCGACGCGCATAGGCTGGCGCACGAAGCGGATCTGGCTCAGGTGGGTGTAGCCCATGGCCTTGATGTGCCGGGCCAGGTGCATGCCCAGGAACTTGGCGTTGGATGCTGTGATCCTGATTTTGTTTGGCTTCATTCCGAAAGCTCCAATTTGTTATTTTTGCTCGAGAAGTCCGCAGTCTGTAAGCGTGCCTCCGCTATGCGTTTTTCAGCCCATTCCAACACAAGCACTGAAGCGCATGCATAGGTGCTTTGCTCGCTGGTGAAATATTCAATCTCCCCAGATTTGTCACTGTCGAAAGTGAACCCCTCAATCAGGACCTGTTCGCCATCAATGGTTACCTTTCCTACCTTTGTGATCTTCATACGATCCGCTCCCCTGTCTTGACGTTGAACACCGGCAGCGGCCGGCGCGAGATGGCGAGCAGCTGTTCTGCAGTCTGCCCGGCCAGTGGTGCCGCGCACGGATGGCGGCGGTTGAGTTCTTCCTGGATGCGCTGGTGGTAAGTGGTCATTTCAGCACATGCTCCACGTAGAAGGTCAGGTAGCTGCGGTCTTCGAAGTACATCGTCACCGTCGATTCGTCGCGGTTCACCTCGCGGTAGGCGAAGCGCGCCACAGCCTCGCGGTAAGGGTTGGACATGGTGCGGATCTGGTCAGCGGTGGTCATGATGAGCGCCTCGTTGCGCGGGTTGGTATGGGCAGAGATTATTCGGCTTTGAACAACATGTCAAGCTAATAACTGTTATATTCACCCGGTCAAAATTTGATCAGGAAGAGCAGCGATGCCCAATATCATCAAGCCAGAAACGTCATGGATCGATCTGTACGAAGAGAGCGGCATCGCGCGCGGTACAGCGGTCAATGTCCAGAACCAGTCCGGCCAGGTCCTCTACCTGCGCGACAACGTGAACGACCGGATGGGTGCAGTGCTGACCACCTACCAGACCAAAGACTGCACGGGCACCCAGGTGCTCGAAGCGCGTAGCGACGGCGGCATCTCGCTGTTCATTCAGGAGCTCTGACCGATGGCCATTCTGAGTTCCAGCGCGGCGATCGCCGAGGTGCGCAAGGCTGTCCGCAAATTGCAGCAGGATTTGGATGCGGTCAGCGAGGGCAAAGGCAAACCGGGCGATCCAGGCCCTGCCGGCGCCAGTGCGCTCGATCTGTTCCGGGCAATGACTGGCAACCCAACGGCCACCATGCAGGACATGTTCGACACGCTCAAAGGTGCGCCCGGCGACGAAGGCCCGATGCCCGATGCGAACGATCTGTCGGCGGCCGTCGCCTCCTACATGGCGGCCAACCCACCAGCCTCGGGCACACCTGGCGCCAACGCCACACCGCAGCAAATCGCCCAGGCGGTGGCCGATTGGTTGAGCGTAAATCCTCCAGCCCCTGGCCGAGATGCCACGCCTGACCAGATCAGCGCTGCCGTGACCGCCTGGCTATCCGCCCATCCGCCTGCCAAAGGTGACCCCGGCGTCAATGCCACACCCGACCAGATCGCCAGCGCGGTCGCCGCCTACCTGCTCAAATGGCCCCCAGCACCTGGCAGCCCCGGACAACCCGGCGCCAATGCGACCGACGCACAAGTTGCCAGCGCACTGAGCGCCTATATGGCGGCCAATCCGGTCGCCGGTTTCAACGTGCGCACGCCCGAAGTGGTCAGCGTCACGCCCGGCACGGCTTATCAATTCCGCGACAAGACCAAGCCTTTCAAGGTCACGGTAAACGCCCGCTCGAGCCTGACCACCACCCTGGTGGCGCTGGCGGCTGCGGACAAGGTGGAATTGCGCATTGGACCTACAGCCGCATCTGTTGCAGTCAATGGCTCGGGTGGCTTCTCGGTGGGGGTCTGGGAGAGTGGGATAACCGGCATCGCCGTGGTGGTCGGCATGGGCATCCAGGACGGAGGACAACTGAGCGCTGATCTCCCGGCGGGCTGGTACTACGCGGTCAACCGGCTAACCGGCACGACCGCTACGATCGTGAGCTCATTCACCCAGGCGCTCAGTTAACGACTTGAGGACTTCACTCATCTTGCAACTCCTTCGGCTCCTGGCCGATCAACGCGTGGTACTTCTCAAGGCTGCTCGGGTCGATAGTGACAGTCACCCGAGTCAGCATATCAAATAGGTGACGGTCACTCACCAGCAGGGCATCGAGGCGCCGGATCTGCAGGTCGAGCAGCTCGCGCGGATCTTCGAAGCCGGCCGCCGAGCAAACCCGATCAAGCGCCGCAGCGATCCCCGGTGGCACGGGCAGCACCAGGTTCGGATCAGCCTTGGCCCGCGCAGCCTGCTTGCATAACTTGTTGTTATGTCGCTTGAGTGCGGCTTTGTCGCCCATGAACGGATCGCCGTTGCGGTCAATTGAGATCATGCCAGATGCCATCCGTTGCAGTGTTGACAAGGTTCGACCAGGCGACCGGTGCGCGCGGCAGCGGCACGGGCGCTAGCCTCGGAGGTGAAGCGCTTGCGGGGCGTGCAGGTGTAGGTGCTCATGGCTTCACCTTCAGGCCGGCGGCTTCGATAGCGTCACGAACATCCCGGCTCTCCATCAGGTGCTCGTTGTCGTATCCAGCCCAGTAGCCGCCTTGAGGCAGCTCGACCACTACAGTGGCGCGCGAGGCTTGCCAAGCCAGCCAACCGCGCTGCGTCTCGGGGCAAGCGTAGGGTTGGATAAAGTCAGCGGGCTGCATGGGAAAGTTGCAACGGTGCAGACCGAACATCTCAACGTTCATCTCGGAACGCCACCAGTCCTCAAACTGTTGCCGCATTTGTTCAGTGCTCATAAATGAAAAACCCTCGATTCAGTGTTGGCTGTCGAGGGTTAGGTTATCCGGCTTTGAACTAACTGGCAAGTAATTTTGCACTGGCTGCCTGACGCAGTTCTTCGGGCGCGTCGAGCGCGGCGCGGACGTGTGCGGCCAGACCTTCGAGCACCAGCTGGGCGTTCTTGTGCTCGATGGCCTTGCGCACCACCGCCTCGCGGACCCCTTCAATGCCGCCGAAGTAGTTGCGCAGGGTGGTACGGGCGAAACCGGTCTCGTTGGCGAGCTGGGGCAGCGAGAAGCTGAGCAGCCCGCTACGCACAGCGCGGCGGTACGCCTGCTCCAGAATGTCGGCCTTGTCGTAGCCCTTCCACAAGTTGGACAGCGTGGCCTGCCGCTCGCCGGGCACCAGCGCCAGCCGGTCCTTTTCGGCCAGCACCTGTCCGATGATCTCGGTCATGCTGGTGTTGTTGGCCAGGTAGTTCTCGGCCACCTCCAGGCTGAACCCGTGGTCACGGGTTAGCTGCTGGGCGATGCGCTTGCGGGTCAGATTGCGGTAGCCGTGTACTCGGGCGACCGCTACGGCGGCTTCGAAAATCATGATAGCGGTTCTCTATTGGGTAATGCCTCGCAGCCTATTCTTCTATGAGCGTACAGTCAAGGAATGACGCTATAAATTGCGTTGGGTCTGCTTGATCCATCCGGCCATGATTGGGAGAAGGGCTTCTTCACCCCAATCTCCAAGGGCTGCATTCAATGCATGACAGATGACGCGAACATTACCAGGCGCGTATCCAAGCTTCGGGTCGATCCGGTCAAGACTTGGACTGTTGGGCTTTCGGCCTGGCGAAAGATCAAATTCGACGCCGCTAAGCTCACATTTTCCAATGTCAATCCGAGCCTGCAACTGCGCTGAAAAACCTTCTAGTTCGAATAACAAACCCTTTTTGCGGCTCCTCGTGCGGGCGGCTGCGATCAGGCATTGAGCACGTTTTTCAAGTCTTCTTTTTGCGCCTCTTTCTTTAAGATGCTCAGCATTATTGGCCCTCCAGGCTGCTTGGTAGGCAGACCTTTCTAGTTTCTTGTTCTGTCGATAAGAGCGGTCGTACTCTGCCCTTTCTGTTTTATCTACTCTCGGCATCCAGGTAAGCCTCAATGAATGATTTCGCCGCTTCAGCGTTGATGGCGTTACCATACGCCCGTAGGCGTCCTACCCGCCAGCCTTTATTATCTTTTCCCGCAGGGGAGGACCAATCGGCGCGCAGTCGTCCCACTCTTGAGGTATCCCCATGAGCCAGCGGGAATGTGCCGGGTTCAACTGGCCGCCACCGGTCATCCCTGCAGAGGATCCAATCAGCATCTGCCCATGCACCGTTAACCGGGCCGGCGATCCGTTCCTGGTCAAGGCCACTGCCTGATTCAGCGGCATCCCTGTGTCCTGTGGGCGAGAGTCCTTCGCTCCTCGATGAGCATCCGCTGCCGTCACTGTGGGCCAACCGCAGAGCGTATATGCCTGCTCGCTCAACGGCTTGCCGCGCCCTTGTTCCAATCGAATAGTCAGGAATTCCGGAGTCGCCGATGCACTGCGCCAATCCCGTGCTGCTGGGGTTGCCCAGCCTGAGCACACCAGCTTCGTCAGAGCCGAAAGGCCCATAGTTACCTTTGACCCGTCGGGCATCATGCCTGTTGGAGACACGCCGGTTCTCGGCCCCTTGCCGCCGTTCCCGTCGCTCGCCGCCGGACTCAGCCACCCAGAACAGTCGGTCTCTGATGTGCGGCGCGCCGACGCCCGCAGACGGAAACGGGACGGCCCCGAAGGCGTAATCCAGGGCTTCCATGTCAGCGTGTACAAGGTCGACCCAAGGCTCGACAGCCTTGCTCGCAACCTGCTCTCCAAAGACGACTGCAGGCTGAGCGTTTGCGATGAGCCAAGCGAAGCTTGGCCACAGGTGTCGTGCGTCAGTAAATCCAGCTCCTTGGCCTGCCGCGCTGAAAGGCTGGCATGGACAGGAGCCAGTCCACACAGGCCGGTCGTCCGGCCACCCTGCACGGCGCAAGGCGAGCGACCAGACCCCGACGCCGGCGAAGAAGTGGCACTGGGTGTACTGGAGCAATTCGTCGGGGGCAATGTCTTCGATAGATCGTTCATCAACTACACCTGGGGCAATGTGCCCCGCTTTGATCAGGTTGCGCAGCCATTGGGCCGCGTAGGGGTCGATTTCGTTGTAGAAGGCAGTCATGCGACCGGTTCCGTGCGAAGGATGAAGTCGCTGACCACAAAGTCCGCATAGGTGATCAGCCGAGGGTTACGGCGCACCCAATCCGGCCCGAACATCTCCGCCGCGCTGTCCAGGTCCGGCAAGCCGCAGTCCTCGCTCGGGCCGGTCGAGTCCTTGGTGATCGGGTCGTGCGGCGTGACGTAGACGGTCATCCCGGAAAGCTCCCGCTCGTGAAGGCCGCTTCGCCCCCGGCGGCGATCACCAGGTCCGCGAACCGCTGCTGGGCGCGCTCGTGCTCATTGGTCGGATCGTAGCCCGGCCATTCGGGCTTCTTGCACTCGCGCGTGGCGAACTGGGCGATCCGCTGGCCGACGTGCTGATCGGTGATGAGGAACGAGCGCCAGCCGATCAGGTCGTGCGACTTGACCACTTTGTTCAGCGCGGCGGTATCGTTCGCCAGGCCGTAGCGAACCGGCACGCCCCGTTCATCCTTGAGGGCGCCGACGTTGTTGCGGAAGAACTGGTAGCCGTGCTGGGCGGCCGCCAGGCGCACGCTGGTCTGCACGAACGATTCGCCCTTGCCCTTGAGCGCGCAGGCCTGCTCGGTGCTGAGCTCGGGCACATGGCCCATCAGTTGGCGCAGTTCATGGATAGCGGCGTGCCCGATCCCGTGGCGCAGCGCCCAGGTGTGTAGCAGGTCGACGTTGGTCATTTGGTCTTGTCTCCACGCTGTGAGTTAATGAGCCGGCGCTGCCCAGGTTTTAGGCGCCAGCGGGTGTACGCGTTACAGTCCGGGCAGTAGACGACCTGCCGGGTGCTGATCCGAACGACGTCAGAGCTCTTGCATTTCCAGCAGGGCGGGGTCATGCACTTTGCTCCTGTTCGGTTGAGCTCTGAGAGTATTCGGCTATGCCTATACCGTCAAGTAATAATTTAGCGGTGATGCGGGCAGTCAGGTCTTCGGCTTCGGCGCGCTTGAGTGCCTGGGCGCTGATCACGTCCAGCCCGAACAGGTGGTAGAAGCGGCGCTGCATCATACTGTCCGTGTCGCCCTGCTGCTTGCGCCAGCCGCCCCAGTAGCCCATCACATGCCGCAGTTGCTCCAGTGCCTGCAGCCGCTCGGCGTGATGGCGCTTGTGCTTGCTCATGGCGATCGAGGGCGTGCGCTTGCCGACCAGGTACTCCTCGTACTGCTCGACCGTCTGCACCGCCTGGCGCACGGTGGCGTAGAGCTCCGCCAGCTTCTCAGGCGTCAGCAGTTCCAGGTCGCCTTCGACATGCTCCGGGTCGCTGCGCGTCATCGGCTCAGGGAAGAACCCGCAGTGGGGGCAGACCTTGAAGATCCGCTCGTAGGGTTGCGCGCAAGGGATGGGCCCTTCGGTGAGGTGCCCGGCCGCCAGCATCTGCTCGTTGGACCACCCGGCCTTGCGGTAGCTGTCCCAAGTGTGGCCGGCCGGATTGGTCAGGGATAGGCCGGGGTTGGCGCACACCCGGTAGGGGATCGTCTCGGCGCTGACCGACTTGCGACCGGGCCGCCCGAGCGACCAGACGCGGTGCGGCGCCTCGGGCGGCCCGTTGAAGCGCACGACGTTGGAGCCGTGGTCGATCAGTACACCACGGGGCTTGAGGCTGCTGGCGATGGCGGCGCGTCGGCCTGCGCTATCTAGCTGATCGAAAGTTGGCTTCTGCTCCTCGCGCAGCAGCAGGCGATAGAGACGGCCGACCATCTGCATGTAGCGCGGCAGGCTGGCCGTACCGGTGCCCAGGATGACCACCTCCAGGGCGGGCAGGTCGTTGCCCTCACCGAAGAGGCCGACGTTGACCAGCATCAGAATCCTGCCGGCCTCCAGGTCGCGCCCGGCCGCCTCGCGGATACCGTCCTCCGTCTCCCCGTCCAAGGCCAGGGCCGGGACGCCTGCCTCGCGGAAGCGTTGGGCGGTCTGCTCGGCCTTGAGCCGACTGGACACGAACGCAATGCCCTTCTTGCCCGGCGTGTAGAGCAGGTAGTTGTCGACGATATCGCCCACCAGGTCCGCTTCCTCTTCGGCGGCGACCAGCTTGGCCTGTACGAACTCACCACTGGCGCCCACGCTGATCGACTCGTATGCCACCTTGCAGGGCACCGAGTAGATATCGTACGGGCACAGGTAGCCGTCCTCGAAAAGGTCGGCCAGGCTCGGGCCCATCACCAGGGAATCGAACAGGCCGTCGGTCTCGCGGCTCAGCCCGCCGCCGTCGGCTCGCGCGGGGGTTGCAGTAACGCCTAGGCCCTTCACCTTCGGATGGGTGAAAATCTTGGTGGCCTTGCCCCACTTGTTGTCCTTCTGCTGGTCGTTGCCGCCGCCCTGCGGGTGGTGCGCCTCGTCGCAGACCCAGAGCGTGACGCTGGCGAAATACTTGGCGTACTGGGCGGCGTGCTTGCCGTTCGGAATGCGCCAGAGGGTGTCCACACTGGCCACACTGATCGGGCTGTTGGTGTCGTGATAGCAGACGCCCTGTTTGCGCAGGATACCGGCGATGATAGCCTTGCGGTCCTTCGGGTCGCAGATCAGCCGGAACGGGATGCCGAACTCATTCATTGTTCCGGCGATCTGGGCGACCAGTTCCTTGCGGTGGGCGAAGATGCAGGCCGCCCCTTTGTGCTTGGAGATGATCGAGGCGATGAGCCGGGTCTTGCCGCCACCGGTGGGGATACAGACCAGCACGTTCAGGTGACCGACGTCCCACTCCAGGTAGACGGACTGCTCGGCCTTGACCTGGTAGTGGCGCAGGCTGACGTGCCTCCGCGTAGCGCCCGCCAGCAGGCCGGGCTTGAAATCGAAAGAACTCATTGATAATTCCCCATTGACAATGTGTTCAATGATGAATAGCCTTGCTCACCAAGTCAACCACAAACCACCAAGTAAGGAACGAAACGATGAGCCGACTCACCAACTTGCTTGCCCTGTTCCAGGACGCACTCGCCGTCCGAGGCTGGGCGATGCCGGAGTACCGTCGTCAGTACACGCCGACTGGCCGAATCTCTCGTAACTACCGCCCGACCCAACGGACCGCTGCCGAGCGCCACTGGCACGACCGCAACGACCCGGTGCAGGCCTCGCGCATTGAAGCTGCGGAAGACAAGCGCCTGCGCAAAGCCAGCACGTACTCGCGGAACATCGGCTACGCAATCGACTGTAACCGGGCGCACGATGGCCCATTCGAGCACACCCTCAACCCTTTCTACATCGCCAAGTGAGCAACCAACCATGATCAACATCCAAATCACCGAAGCCGAGCACGAAAAGCCGAGCACCCTGCGCGCCCTGGCCCTGTTCTTCAACACCCTGGCCCACGAGCGTGACGGCGGTAAGAAGACCGACAGCGCCCGTCCTTTGTCTACCAATCCGGATATTTCCGCGGCAGATATTGAAGCGGCCGTCCGCACGGCATCCGATCAGGGAAACGTGCCAGCCGATGGCCCCGATGCAGCTGGTGCCTCGGACGATTCCGAGAAGGAACCGGATGCCAATGCGCCGGGCGACTCGAACACCTCCGACGGCCTCGACAAGAACGGTCTGCCGTGGGACGGCCGGATCCATTCGAGCAGCAAGAACAAGAACAGTGACGGCTCGTGGCGCTACCTGCGCGGCGTCGACAAGGATCTGATCGGGATCGTCGAGGCCGAGCTGCGCCAGTTGACCTCCAACGATGCGCCACCGCCTCCGCCACCGGTGGTTGAACAGCCCAAGGCCGATGACGTTCCACCGCCACCACCTCCACCTGTCGACGCGCCTGCCGCCGATGCACCGCCACCACCTCCACCGGTGGCTGCCGGCGTCAGCATGCAAGACGTCTTCAAGCGGGTCACGCACCTGCAGCAGTCGGGCGATAGCAACCGCATGCCGCAGGACCTGCTGAACGAATGCCTGGCAACCGTCGGTCTGTCCTCGATGGCCGAATTCATGAAGCAGTCGAAGGCTGACGCCAACCTGGCGGCCAACCTGATGCAGGCGCTCAACCTCGTAGCCGGGGAGGACTGATATGAGCGCCCACAGTCGATTGGCCCCATCGAGCGCCTTTCGGTGGGTCCCATGTCCGCTTAGCGTGGCGCTGGGTGAGCAGTTCCCGGCGCTGCACGAGCATCCGGCCGGGCCGGAGGGCACCGCGGCGCATTGGGTCTGGTATCAGATGCTGCGCGTCGAGGCGCCCAAGCTGGGCGACATGACCCCGGAAGGCTTGCCGGTAACCGACGAGATGCTCGAAGGCGCCCTGCAGTTCGTCAACAAGGTGTTCTCGATCGCCAACCCGCACAACGCCATGAGCAAAGTACGGTTGGAACAGCCCGTCAGCATGACCGGCCTGCATGCGCTGATGTTCGGCACACCAGACGGCTCGATCGACCTGCTCGAAGAGTGCGGCGAGTACCACCTGATCGACTACAAGTTCGGTCATCGCGCGGTCAGCCCGTTCGAGAACCTACAGTTGGCCAGCTATGTCTTCGGTGAGTTCGAACGCCTGGAGCTGAGCGGCGAGCAGATCGACAACGCCAAGATCTTCTTCCACATCGTGCAGCCGCGCTGTTTCCACAACCGCCCGGAGAGCATGACCTGGGAGACGACCGGCAAGCAGTTGCGCCGACTGTGGACGATGCTCAATAACTCAGCGGAAGAGGCGATAACGCACGAGCTGTCGGCGCGGTCACAGGTCGGCCCGCACTGTCGGGACTGCCCTGGCCGCCGAGCCTGTCCGACTCTGCGCACCAACGCCGACGCGAACATCGACTGGATCAATCGCAGCTGGCCGGCCGAGATGCCGATCGAAGCGGCGAGTCTGGAGCTCAAGTTCGTGCGGGCTGCCCTCGCGCAGATGGAAGCGCACGCCAGCGGTCTGGAAGAGCAGATCACCTACGCCCTGGAGAACGGCAAGCTTGCGCCCGACTGGGTGCTCGAACGCGGCAAGGGTCGCGGGAAGTCGTGGACAGTCGATGAACGGGAAATATTCGCCTTGGCAGATCTGTTGAACTCCGATCCGGAGATAAAACCAGAGCAGCGAATTGATCTTGCAAAGCCTCGTGCGTTGATCACGCCATCGCAGGCCGAGTCACTCTTCAAGAAAAAAGGCTTTGACAGTGACGTCATAGCTGGATACTCTAAGCCCAACCCCGGTTCGGTGAGCCTCAAAGCCAAATCGGACTCACTCGCTAAAAGCGTATTTGGAGCAAAATCATAATGGCATGGCACGACGATTCACACGTTATCAGCTGCAACGGCACCATCATCTGGGAAGCCGTCACCAAACCCGACGTCAAAGACTCTGGTGGCAATAGCTGGAACCTGCGCGTGGCAATCGACCCGAATGCGCCGGAGCACGCGGAGTTACAAGAACTGGTCCAGCGCGCTCTTCGCAATAGCAAAATCGCTACTGTCTCTATCAGCAACCCGGGCAACAACCCGATCAGCCCGATTGACCAAGCAAAGTTCCCAGAGCTGCCAGCGCACTTTGTTGCGTTCACGGCAGCCACCACGCTCGGAGCTCCACCAGTGTACGATCTGGGCGGTGCAGAGCTTCAACCGATGACCTACGGGCCCCAGTTGTACAATGGCTCCATCGTTCGTCTCTTGGTTCACGCCTATGAGTACGATAAAAAGCAGAAGGGCATCAACTTCGGCTTGGATGGTGTGCAGATTGTCGACGGCAAAGCACCTCGTCTGGCTATCGGCGCAGCCGGTCTCTCCAAGGATGCAGTCAAGTCGGCTTTCGGTGGTAGCTCGGCGCCAGCCGCTCAGACCCCAACGCCTGCAGCACCTGCACCGCAAGCGGCCAGCACCACGCCGCCTCCACCGCCCCACACAGGTTACATGGGCGAAACCGCACCACCCCCACCCCCAGCGCCTGCCGCAGCTTTCCCACCGGCTGGCTGGTGGCCCCATCCACAGGCACCGGGCAGTTTCTACAATGCTCAGAATGAAGTCCTGACCGAAGCCCAGCTCCGCGCTCGCGGCTGATCAACCCCACCCACTACGGCGGCTCCTTCGGGGGCCGTTCGTGTCTTAGGAGCACCCGCATGAGCGCAGCACCTCCACCGCCGCCACCGGTTATCGGCTATGGCTTCCAGCGCCCGGTCGGTCCAGGTGTCACCACTGAGCTGGCCGATTGTGACTTCGAGATCTACTCGGCAGCTGGTTTCCGCTGGTGCGGGCCGACCGAAAAGAAGCCGCTCGGTCATTGGACTGGCCCGCCTGGCGCTGCTGCAGGCAAGAAGGGCCTGGGCGTCATCGGTGTGCGGGTTTACGCCGAGCACGAAAGCACCGAGGTTCTGACATTCAGCTACGATCTCAAGGACGGCAAAGGCACCCGCCGCTGGAAGCCCGGCCAGCCCAACCCGCAGGACCTGTTCGACCACTTCGCCGCGGGCCGCCTGGTATGCGCCCACAATGCCGGGTTCGAGATGACCATCTGGGAGCAGGTCTGCGTGCCGAAGTACCGCTGGCCATCCATCGACCCAACCCTATGGCGCTGCTCGGCGGCCAAGTCTCGTGCGTTTGGTCTGCCCTCATCGCTCGGTGACGTTGGCTCAGCGCTCAATCTGGCCACGCAGAAGGACAAGGCCGGCGCGTCGCTCATGAAGGTTTTCAGCTGGCCGCGCGACCCGACCAAGAAGGATCCGCGCTGGCGCATCATGCCCGAGGACCTGCCCGAGGACTTCGAGGCATACCGCCGCTACTGCGACACCGACGTCGACACCGAGTCGGCCGTCAACGCCCGCGTGCCCGATCTCATCCCGCAGGAGCTTGACTACTGGCTGGCGGACCAGGCGATCAACCGTCGCGGCATTGGCGTAGACGTCGCGGCGGTGCACGACTGCATGGCGGTGGTCAACGAGGTGCTCGAAGCCTACGACCAGGAGATGTTCAACCTGATCGGCTTGCGCACCAGTCAGGCGAAGAAGCTCGTTGAATGGCTGGCCGAGCGCGGCGTGGTCGGATCTGATGGGCTGCCGGTCAAGTCCCTGGCCGCCGAAGAGCTGGAGTTGCTCTACGAGCAGCGAGGCCTCTACCCGCATCCAGTCGGTCGCGTGCTTGAGATCCGCGGTCTGAGCGCATCGGCCAGCGTCAAGAAGGTCTTCTCGATGGCCAACCACGCTAGCCGGGACGCCCGGCTGTGCGATCTGTTTATCTACCACGGCGCGCGCACCGGCCGCGACACCCACGCGGACGTCCAGCCGGGCAATCTGCCCAAAGCGGGCCCACGCCTGCGCTGGTGCGAGGACGCCGGTTGCCGCCGGCCGTATGGCCACCAGATGGACAACTGTCCGTGGTGCGGCGCCTCGTCAGCCTTCAGCAGCGAGGAGAGCCCGATCGAGAAGGATAAAGGCTGGTGCTTCGAGGGCGTCGAGCATGTGCTCCAGGTGTTGCGCCTACGCTCGATGGCCGCGCTGGAGTGGTTCTTCGGGGATGCGCTGCTCTGCATCTCCGGCGTGGTCCGTTCGCTCCTGGTCGCAAAGCCCGGTCACCGGTTGATCTGCTCGGACTACGCCAGTATCGAGGCGGTCGTCTCGGCGGTGCTTGCGGGCGAGAGCTGGCGCGTCGAGGCGTTCGAGCGCAAGGAGGACATTTACCTGCACGGCGCCGCATCGGTAACCGGCAAGACCTACGAGTGGTATCAGGCCAATGGCTTCAAGAAGCACCCCGACCGGCAAGCTGTAGGTAAACCCTGTTTAGGCCCCCAAACCCAAGTGTTGACCGATCGCGGGTACTTGGCTATTGTGGATGTTCTTATCGCAGATCGGGTTTGGGATGGTGTCGAATGGGTGAATCATCAAGGTCTGCTGGATCAGGGGATAAAAGAAGTGATGCTCCTGGATGGGGTCCGCATAACCCCGGATCATCTGGTCAATACGAAAGGTTCTTGGAGGCCGGCGCAGCAACTCGTTTCAAACCCAGCTTTGTTCCGCCGAGCATTGGAGACCGGTTCGGAGAGCTTACTGTCGTCGGCGATACGATCACCGCTAAACGGGATCGAAAAACTCTCGTGCAGTGTTCTTGCGGATGCGAGCCCTATCGAGTCGCTTTCACTAACCTGCGCAAAGGAAAATCTACCCGCTGCAATGTCTGCGCCAAAAAGGCCACAGCTGCATACCGCAAGATGTTCTATTGCTATGCCGATGCAATGCCGGACGACGAACATCGCCGGAGGTTGCTTAACCGCATTTCATCGGCAATCGGGCGGTGTCACAACGAAAAAGCCCGTCAGTACCCGAGCTATGGGGCGCGCGGAATCTCAGTACACCCCGCTTGGAGACAAGATCGGGCAGCTTTTCTCACCTACGTACAGACCCTACCCGGTTGGGACGACCCGAGCCTCGATATGGACCGGACAGACTGCGACGGGAATTATGAACCCGGGAATCTCCGGTTCATCACCCGTTCCGAAAACAACTACAACAAACGAAAGGTCAACGAAAAAGATCAGGAAATTATCCTCCTCAAGCAATACATCGAAATCCTTGAGCAAGGTCTACGATCTTGCAAATGCCGGCCCGCGTAGGCGCTTCACCATAAAAACAGACTCAGGTCATTTGCTCGTCCACAATTGCGAGCTCGGCCTGGGCTTCGGAGGTTTCCACGGTGCACTGTTTGCGTTCGGCTACGAGGGCACCGAGCAGGAGGCCAAGGCCGTAGTCAATGCCTGGCGCGCAGCCTCTCCGGCATTCGTCGAGGCATGGGGCGGTCAGTTCCGCGGCGTGCCATGGGCGCCGACTCGCTACGAGTTCTTCGGCCTTGAGGGTTGCGCCGTGCAAGCCGTTCTGCATCCCGGCCAGGTGTTCGCCTTCCGCGGCATTGAGTACCAGGTGCTGGAAGACGTGCTCTATTGCAAGCTTCTGAGCGGTCGGCGGATGGCCTACCACGCCCCACGTCTCTGGCACGGCAGTCGCCGCGAAGGCTGGGCGAAGGCCTACTCGCTCACCTACATGACCTGGAACACCAACGCCAAGTTTGGCCCCCGTGGCTGGGTGCGCATGGAGACCTACGCCGGGCGGCTGTTTGAAAACGTGGTGCAGGCCACGGCCCGCGACGTCATGGCGCACGCCGTCGTCAAACTGGAGCGAGCCGGATACCCGGTGGTGCTGCGTGTGCACGATGAGGTTGCGTCCGAGGTGCCGATCGGCTTCGGCAGCCTGGCCGAGTTCGAACAGATCCTCACCGACCTGCCCGACTGGGCCAAAGGCTGGCCAATCCGTGCGGCTGGCTGGGAGGGCGAGCGGTATCATAAAGACTAGCTAGTTGACAGCATGTTCAAAGGCGGATAATCTCTGCCTTACCAACCCAACGGAGTGACCATCATGACAGTAGCGCAATTGATCGAATTTCTGAAAACCCAACGTCAAGACTTGCAGGTTGCGCATCATATGTGCAGCGAGGCGTGCTTGCTTGACCCTGGCGCCATTTATGAAAGCGAAGAGTGTGTTGCACGGCCTGACGGCTGGGTGCAGAACAGGCGTCCTGACATGCCAACCCAGACATACCTCATGTTCCCTGGAAATTGAGCCAACGGAGTGACCCTCATGCAAGTCTGGCGACCCTACTGCTTCATCACCGGCACTGGCGTCATTATTGGCGCCTTGAACCAAAACTCCGCGTCTTACCGTGCGGCCGTTTGCACCACGCTCATTATCGAGAGGCTCATCGCATGCCAACGCTGATCACCGCGGTCCTGTTTGCGATCAACTGCGCGGCGTGCGAGCCGAAGCCGGTGGCTGCCATGTTCACGCCGGCCGGCCCTTCGATCTGCCATGCAATCGCCCAAAACCTCAACGATGCGCGCCAAGGCGCCCGCTACCCGGAGTTCCACTGTGAGTAAGCTCGTTCTCTCCCGCAAGGCCGGCGAATCAGTCCTCGTCGGCGACCAGACACTGGAGGTGCTGCAGGTCGACCGTGCCAACGTGCAACTGCGCGTGCCGGGTGTCCGGCTGATTCGGGTCGGTCTGCTCGATGGCTTCGACCTGAATGCTGATGTTCGGATCGAGGTCAGTTCCATCGCACGCGGCCAGGTCAAGCTGTGCTTCATCGCGCCGCCCGCCGTCAAAATAATCCGCACGGAGATACTGCCATGATCAAAGACAACACGCTCGACGAGGCCATGGTCGAGGCCGCACGCTTCCTCAAGGCCGCCAAGGCGCTGCGAGCGGCCCGGAAAGGAAAAACTAAACGCTGCTGGCGATCGGCTTGTGAGCTTTACCAGCAGGTTCAGCCACTGGAACGTCATAAGTGCCCGGAGTGCGGGGAAACGCTTTATGAGCACGGTTCAGAGTCTATCCCACACGCCGCCTGTAAGCGTGCGTCGCTGGACCTGACCCGCAAGCTGGCAGACTTGAGGGCCGGGCGATGAACTGGGCAGAAGCCGTAGTGGCGATGACGGGAATCATCAGTTTTGCTTTCATTGTCTGGGCCTTTTGTAAGTACCTTGACTAGGTTTCCCTGCCGATGCCGAAAGTGCGGTGCACGCCGCACACTGGCCCGGCAGCCGGACAAGCAGCGATGCCCTTGCGGCGGTAGCTACCGGGTGGACTGGTACCGCCGCAAGACTGAACATAAACGAACGAACTGCTTCTGCGATGGCTATCACTGGTCGATCAGCAACGGCCCACACCGCAGAGGCTCAAAGGAGTGTTACTACCATGAAAGCGACCGACGTGATGCTGGTGTTCCTGATGCTGATGGTCTGGGGCCAGAACTACCAGGTGAGCAAGGATTTTGACAACATGCGCCAGCGCGCACCACGCACCGGTGGCTGCGTCCGCGCTTTGCCGATGAGGGCTATGTGATGAGCCCGGTCAAGAAGTGGACGCTGATCACCCTGGCGGCTATGGCCGTCCAGATCGCGCTGATGGTAGGCATGCTACTGGGTATGCAGCAATGAGTCGTACTGCGCCTCGCACGCTAGTCCTCGGATTCGAGCCTGATCAGCTGTTGCTGCCAAGCTGCCCGCTCGCTGGTCAGCGCGCTTGAGCAGGTCGGAGAGCACTCCGGCGGCGCGGGTAACTGGCGCGCAAGCGGCGAGAGTGCTGGCAGTGCCGCCGGCGGAACCGAGGCGGGCTTGCAGCTTTGCGAGCTGGTCGCGCAACTGGCCAGAAGCGGCAGCAGCAGTGTCAGCATCAGTGCGGGCTTTGTCGATTTCTTGTGCTGCATGGGCTTGCACCTGTTGGGCCGCATTCACGCGGCGTTGTTCTTCTGCTCGGGCGTCCTGCTCGGCCTGCAATTGCAGAGCCGCGTCGGCCGCATCACGCTGAGCCCACCGCTGCTCCCATTTTACGTTGGCGTCATGGTAACCCCGACCCCACATAAGCCCGAGCATCAGTAAGAGCACCAGGGCGAAGGCAAGGGTCGGCCAGTAACGCCTCAATAGCAGGATCACGATAGCAGCACCTTTTCAGCCCGCACATAGCGCGCCAGGCGATCGTCCAGACCGGTCGTACCGCCGTTGATGCGCTTGGTCACCGCACGGGTGTCGCCGGAATCGGCCAAGGCGTTCAATCCATTCTTGCTCCAGAACCACGCTGCCGTCATGGCTGCCATTGCAGGCTCGGCGACCAGATCCGGTTGCTCTACGAGGGGCGCGCCGATAGCCGCAGTCGCTGATTGGTAGTTGGCCTTGCCGGTGAGTTGGATCAGGCCCCGCCCGCGGTACCGCCAGCCATCGCCCTGGGCATTGTTTCCCATACGCAGACCATAGGCCGCATTGGCGATTTTCTCCGGGTTGCGGGCGATCTCGCGGGCCAGCTCGTTGGGGCCGGTGCCAGTGCTGAACCGTCCGGGCCAGGTGCTGGCCAGTCCCTGCGCGCTGTAGTTGAGGTTCTCGGTCAATTGCTTGAATCCGCCCGACTCATGCGCAATCTGAGCAATGAACTGTGCCTGGCGTCGCGGCGTGTTGATGGCGAACTTGTCCATTGCTGCGGTGAGCGGCGCAGCCCATTTGTCCGCCAGCTCGGCGCTGATGTTGGCCGCTGCGGCCAGTTTGCTTGGAGTCATGCGCTAGGCTTCCGAGGTTGTAAAACGGTCGATAGGGTCTTGGCGGTATTGCCGCCGTTGCCGACCAGGATGCAGGTCTGAGCGAACACGTAGACCACCAGCCAGGGCTCGGCGCTGGCCGAGAGAACCACGTAGTTGGTGAAGCCCTGCATGATCATGGCCAGCGAGGAGCCCCCAATGAGGATAGCCAGCAGCGTGGCAAACGGCTTGGTCCGATCCTCGCTCATGTAGCACAGCAGCGCCAGGATGCCGATACTGAGCAGTGTGATGCGGGTTCCGACAAGCCAGGTTCCGGGAACGCTGAACACGTAGACCAGGGCCCCGACTATAGCGGACCAAAAGGTAATCTTGTTATTCCGCATCGTTTGGTTTCCTCAGCACCGGAACTCGATCCACGATAGACGAGAGCCAACGTGGCAGGGGGCCATCGTTTCGGATCATCAGGTTGAGCGCACCGAAGAACGTGGCGCCAAGCGCAGACCCGCCAACCGCCGAGATCATCGCGTAGCCCGCCCAGTCGGCCGAAGTGCCGATGGCCGATCCAATCGCGTAGCCTGCGCCCCACGAGAAGATTAGAAGGGAGACTTTGCGGATTAGTTTCTCGAACCAGGTGCCGACGGTCGGGTCGGCGAATCCGAGGAAACAGAAGCACCCAAACGAGGCGCCCATGGCCGCTCCGGGGTGTAGCTGCTCCAGCACACTGCAGGCGTAGATACCCGCGATGAGGGAGCACTTGAAAGCATCGTTCATTAAAAAGCCCCCGGCTCTGGATGAGGTCGGGGGCTAGTGTATCACGCCCGGTACCAGTTGGTGCCGTTGCAGATCAGTGTGATGGTCGACCCTGGCGTCATGGGCAATGCCGCGGTCAGCTTGATGTTCCCATCGTTGAAAATGGTCGGGCTGTCGTCGAACAGCAGTGTGATTCGGCGTCCGTCAAACGATGCCGGGATACTGGCGAAAGGGGTGTTGCCCACGATTCGGAAGAAGTCGCCGAACCACGCGATCGGCAACGGGTTGACAGAAATGATGGTCCGTTCGACCGCCGACTTCGTGCCGAAACCACGGATACCGTTGCCGCCACCGCTGGAGTTGCGGAACTTCGGCACAACGAGGTCGACTTGGTTGTTTGAACCGAAGCCGATGTCTGTCAGCTGGGCGGTACCTACGTTGGCGACCAGGTTGGCGATCGTCACGTCCAGGTTGTTGGCGTTGAAGAACACGCCGAACTGGTTGGCCGTGCCGAGGCCGCCACGACCGCTGGTCAGCACGGTCATGTTGGTGAAAGATGCTCGGCGTGTGTCATCGAAGAGCGCGCCGTTACCGCGGGTGTTCTGGATGAATATATCCGAGCCGGTAACTTGCTCGCAGCCGCCGACCATGTACAGGCCGGGCGCATCATCATGGCGGGTGAACTCAGATCGGAAGAGGTAGGCATCGCCAGCCTGTTCTATGAGAACCTGCGTGAGCCAGATTTGCGTGTATTTCTTGACGAAGCCGATACCGCCGGTGCCGTCGAAGCTGGAGGTGATGCCCTTGGCGTAGATGTTGGCGCCGTAAACGCCAGCCGCTGTATCGAAAAGGAAGCCCCATCCAGCGTTGGCGAAGGTGCCGCACGAGGTGAACTGAACGCCTGTTTCACCTTGGGTCTGACCGAAGAAGAAGTAGCCGTGACCGGCGTTGAACTGTGCCAAGCAGCTGGTCAGCTCGCCGCGCGCGTCGATACCTAGGAAGCCGTTGCCCTTGCCTTCATGCACCTGGACGTTGGTGATGGTGTTCATCGTGCCGCCTTTCCACTTGAAGCCATCCCACTGGTGGATGATCAAGATGTTGGAAATGTCGCCACGGCCACCCCACGCTTGCGCGTAGCCGATATCAATGCCAGTGTCGCCGCTGGCAACTGTGATGCCGTCTGCCTTGCGCACGCTGAAGTCGCGCAGGATGATTGGGGAGTCCAGCTGGTTGCCACCAGGGTGACGCACGACCGGGCCGCCAGTGAAGTTTCGGACCAGGGCACTCTTCTCGCCCTCGCCGACGAGGCCGCCGCCCTGCGTCATGGTCAGCGGCGCGCCGAGACGGTACTTGCCCTGCGGCAGGCGGATCAGGTAGCCCAAGGCCAACGCAGCGTTCAAATAGCCATCTACGTTGGTGGTCGAGGTGCCGGCGCGGATATCCGCGTGCAGGCTGGGCGGAATGAAGCGCAGGGCGGATACAGCGCCGCCAGTGATCAGTGATTGCAGAGTCTGCAGTTGCGCGCCAGGTAGCGTGTCCTTGTAGCCAACCACACCGCTATCAACCGCGTAGGCGCCGCCGTTGCGCAGCTCGTTACGCACCGCGCCATCACCGAGGAGTGTCATCTTCGGCGAATCGGTCGTCCAGTTGCCTGTCAGTGTGTACGGAACTGTGCTGCCGGGGCTCAGATGGTAATACTGGCCGTCGCGGATAAATACTTCGGATCGGCTTTCCAGCGTCAGGCCAGCAGCGTAGACGTTATCCAGGCCGAAGTAGCCAATGGCGTCCACGCGGTTGATGCCTTCCTGCTCGATGCCCGCTACCGTCCAGCGGGGCTTGCCGAGACGATCAATCCAGCGGGGTTCCTGCGAGTTGACAGCAACGTCAAGATTCTGCGCGTTGTCGTACAGATCCTTGACCGCCGTTGAGCCGATCGGGTTGCCTGTGTTGAATGTGGTCATATTATTAAACCCGCGTTAAGTAAGACTGGCCACGTTGCCTACAATTTCCCAGGCGGTGCCGTTGAATTTTATGGTGAATACTCTAAGCTGGTTTGTTCCCGCAGCTGCTGCGGCAAGACCCAAGAGCAAAGCCGGCGCACCTGTTGACGCTCCGCTGTAGATGTTCAGTGTTGAATTTGACCCGCCGATCTGGGTAAGCCTCAATACGAAGGTGTCCCCGGTCACGGCGGATACGGTATCTAGGTAATAGTTGACCGCATACGCTGATGCCCCTGCCACCAAGCTTTCTTTGAATTCGGGGGCGTGGGCGCGTGCTTTTATGTCCTTGCTCAGCGCGGCATTCCGGTTTGGGAATATCTGGTATTCCGGTAGTGCGGTAGATCCTCGCGGCAGCTTGATGCTAGCCTTTTCAGCGCCCGTACCAATGAAGGTGATAGGGGTTGCTGAAGCCGTACCGCGTTCGTTGACATTGTCAGATAGCTTGAAGTCGTTCACAGCACCAGTGAATTCCGCCCAGGTGGTGACAGTTTCACCGCTAATGCCTTTCAACGTTACGCCACCGGCCAGCCCTGCAGCTGTGGCAGCAACCTGGATTGCGGTATTGAGCGTGCCGGCCTCGCCGCCAGAGATTGCCTCGATCTGCACATCAGGCGTATCAGTCAGCGAAACACCAACGTTCCCATCAGTGAAGCCTACGCCGGGGCGAGTCTGTACAACGCCGGACACAATACTGGCGCAGCTGGTAGCCTGGATCGCTTTCCACCCCAACCCGTGGGCGAAGAAGCTGGCGTCCCGGTAATACTGGTTGGTGCCTATGGTGATATGTCGGCGGCGCTCAAGGCGGATTCCGCGATAAGAGCAGTTCAAGTGGTTGTTATCGATGAAACCGCCTGGTTTAGATGGGTTTGAGTCGCAGACAATGCCCTCCCATGACCCTACTATCTCGCCATCGTGGATCGAGAAACCCTCGGCAAAATCCGATGCCCGAATGCCGGTACGCACCCCCCGGATCTTGTAGGCGCTGATATCCATGTTCACGACGCCTCGCGCGCCCTTCATCAAGATCCCTTCGTCCACTGGCTGTCCGGCATCAGCGTTCTGTGCGACGTAGGGTCCCTGGATGAAGAATCGCTGGATCATGCCGCTACCTGCGTCCCCAATGAGCATGTGTGCAGCGTTGCCGGAGATGCCACGACTGGCGAAGTCCGTAAACGACCAGCGCTGTGTGCGTGTGAACGCGTCGGTGTTCGCTGGCGTCATCACCCCTGCAGCGCCAAAAGAACCGATATTGTAGGCCGTCAGCATCGCAAAGCCGCCCAGGTTGTAGGAGGTGGCGCGGTAGGTGAATTCGATGCCAATGGCGCCAGGTTCTCCTGCATAGCTGAGGAAGGTTGCACCCGCACCCGAGCCGATAAGAATGACGTTGCCGGGCACCTTCAGACCGGTGATGATGTAGTTCCCACGAGGAAAATAAACGAATCCGCCGTTACTGGAGGAAACAGCATTAACTGCAGCCTGGACCGCCGCAAAGTCGTTAGTCACCCCATCGCCTTTTGCGCCAACAAGTTTTACGTTTATGCCGTAGGTGCCATCAGGCACGAGCGCGAGAAGGGAAGCCGCACTGAAACGCTTCGTCACGTTCTCCTGCAGCCCGAACAGCGTATCGTCTAGCCCGATATCACTGGCTACCGGCAGCTCCGAGCCCTTCTTCAATTTTTCGACCATTGGTATCTACTCGGTTGTCAGGCCGAAGCCGTCTTCAGTTGTCAGAATGAAATCATCCTGCGTGGTCAGTATGTAGGTTTCGTACAGCGGCCATTCGCGGTTCATGGCCAAGTCGAACAGGCCGGATTCCGCTACGAAGTCGGGGAACTCGCCCCACTCGGCAGGCATGACCGCGCGTTCACGCAATTCCAGCTCAGCAGTGATAGACCAGTGGTCTGGGCCGACACGCGCAGGGCCTTTATAAACATCGGTGAACCGGCAGGTGTACTCGGTCAAGCCGAGCGAAGGGTGGTCAAGAGGCATCTCGAACCATTGGCTGCCGTCTATCAGTTGCTCGCGCCACCACACGATAAAGGCGCGAGCTTGCGCGCTGCTGAACAGCCAGGATACAGAGGACCCTTCAGGCACATTGGTGAACCGCCTGCGCTGTCGAGCCCGGCCACTGTCCAGGTCCGAGCGTTGCAGCGGGCTAACCAATTGGTAGCTCCGTCCGCTGTGCAGGCCGAGTGGCAGCGATTTGGGGTACTGGATCGGCATCAGTCGGGCGCCCTGGAGTCATCATCATAGTAGACACGGGCATCATACCCGATTCCCGATACAGATGCGCTATCGTAGCCGCTCGGGTTCACTTCAGTGACCAGCACGCGGTAGGTCCAACGGTCGACCGGACCGAACAGAATATGCGGCGGCTCCTCGACCCATTCGACCTCGGGCGTAAAGTCCAGCATCGGCACAGTCAACCGGTAGTCATCGACGCGGGTCGCTGCATAGGGCCCGCTCACCGTTCCATCTGGGCGGCGCAGGGCAACAACGTAGGCCATGGGCCCGGACCAGTCGAGCGGCTCGCTGGACTCAAGCAGCACCATGTTGTTGCCTGACGTCCAGCCCACCAGTATGGCTGACTGCCCATAGCCGGGCACATCGTCAGCGACCGCACAGTAGGACCAGTAGCGGCTGTTCAGCGCGTCCATTTCGGTTGACCAGTTGTAGGTGTCTCGGCGGTAGGCCTGCGCGCGGCGCCGGCGCATCCCGAGCTGGTAGGCCTTGTCCCGGTCGATAATGCCGTCGGCATTCACCTTTTCAAGCTTGCGGCCGGTGGGCTCACCAGGCAGCTGGCAATTGACGGTCGTCTCAGCCCAGGTGGTTCGGTCGGTGTAGGTCACCTGCACGCCGTCGTAGTCGTCCGGGCTCGGCATGGCCACATCGCGACTCAGGCTGCGCGTCATATTCTGCGGCGTGTACATGTGCTCAAGAGTGCTGCGCGGCTCATCGCGTACCGGGCGGATCATGCCGCGGTCGATGGTCAGCTCGGCAAAGCCTGCATTGAGCATGGAGTTTATCACCTCTTTGGCGGTCGACTCTTCAGTGATGTTCTTGTTGAACGTGTCGGCGCGCTGGCGCCAGATGCCGTCACCAAGCCGATCGAATTCAAGCAGGTCCAGATCGTTGTCGGCGTAGCCGAGAGACTTGGCCACGTACATGGCTGCTGGCGCGATCTCTCGGGTGGGCATCTTCGCCTGCCAGATACCGTTGCGGCGATAAGGCAGAATGCGCGTAGCGATCACATGCACCAGGCTTTCGGTCTGGGCGGCTATTCGGTCCGACACAAGGCAGCGTAGGCCCATGACGGTTACGCCGGGATAGCTGGTAGGCGCGCGCAACTTGGCCCGAAGTCCGTACCATTGGATAGTGTCGTGAAACTCCAGGCTGGTGCCGAAGGGCAGATTCTTGCGCACCCGCAACTGCGGCCGCATCATGTAGGGCAGGGTCAAGTTGGTCGTATAGCCCCCCTGGTCTAGCGTGTTGTTGGTGTGCACGTAGTCAATCGAGGTGATGGGGGCGGCCTCGCCCAATGCGGCGTCCCGCCATTGGAGAGTGTAGTAGGCGCCAAGGCTGACGACATTGCCAGTGTTGCCCACCTGGCATAGGCCCTCCGGGAAGAACATGTCCCATTGCACTTGCTGCGTCAGTTCGTTCTCCGGGCATGCAGCGAACCACCCGCGCCAGCCGCCCTCGATGTTCTCCGGGCTGACCTGGATGCGGGCGCTCGAAGTGGTCAGGTTGTTGAACCCCGGAAAGCTGGAGTCGGTGCTGCCGGCGGAGTCGAGACGGTCGACGGTGATTGTTGCGCCGGAGATGCTGGTGATGCGAAAACGCAAACCCTCTGGCCCGATTGCCGCCAAGCCCTGACCGGTTGTCATTTGGTTGGCCGGGCTACCATCTGCATAGTTGAGCGTCATTGATTGGCCCATTGGGTCGTAACCTGCTACCTCATAGATGCCCGCATTGACTCCACTAACCTCGATCGTGTCGCCCACTACGGGTGCAAGCATGCCCAGAGGTCCACTGATCACGTCTCGAGCACCGTTACCGCCATCGGTAACGGTGTACGGGTAGGGCGCCTCTACGCGCAGCACAAGGCCGACTTCCCAGTCAGTAGGAAAAGCAACATTGCCGCTGATCGAGTAGCCGCTGAAGGTGAAAGTGGTAGCGTCTGGAAATTGAGTCACCGACGTGGTAGCGGTCAGCTCAAGGCCAGCCGCACCCGTCGAGCTGGAACCCACCTCGGGTGCGGTATGCCACCACTCGAACGCCTCGTTGTTGCCTACGAACTCGCCGGGGCCGTAGAACTGGTAACTGGCGTCACTGCCGAAAGACAGCAGCGGCGTATCGCCGATTCGCACGTTGTTGGCGAATATCTGGTACTCCCCTTTGCCCACGCACAGTGCCAGCTCCAGTTGCTGCTCGCGGTAGTCGGAAAAGTACTTGTGTGAAGGCAAGAGGTAGTCGGGATAGATCTTGGACAGCCCGAATGCCTCACGGATCGGATCGCCCAGCTTGACCTTGTTACCCTTGGCGCTACCCTCGCTCAAACTGTCGCCCGTGCCGGGGGCGTTCGGAGTGCCGGGTAGTTGCGGCATCAGCATACTGAACACCGCCTTGACACCGGCGAACAGGGCAACGGTGATCGAGAAGGGGTCGGCACCCTTCGGCTCGACACAGATAACCAGGTCGTCGCGGTTGCCGAACACGGTTTCGGCCCACTGATTCTCGAAGATCAGGTCACCGTTCAGCTTGACGCTCACACTGCCCGCCGGAGGCAAGCCGCCGTCCTGCTCGAACCATTCGGCAATGCTCATGCGCCGGTCGGTCTGGTACTCGTCGCACAGGCCGTCAGCTTCGAGGGTGAGGACGTTCGGATAGACTCTGATCACGATAGAAGATCACTTTGAAGTAGCGTTGGATGAAGTCGTGCGTCCACATCCAGCGTGGCCCGCTCGCCGGGTTGGTTTCCAGCACCGCAAGTCTACCGTCAATCGTGACCACCACGCCAACGTGGATCATGAGCTTGCCGCGAAAGACCGCGGCGATCGCCCCTTCGCACGGCTCACAGACTTCAAGGTCCGCGCTGACACGCTCGTACTCGTGCGCCATGGCCAGGGGCGTATGCCGGGTGGTGCCACCAAGTGAGGGCAGGCCGGGCAGGCCCATCTCTTCGCGGACTGCGCAAGTAAGAAACCAGCAGTCGCCGCCGGCCATTGAGCGCCCACCGTCCACGTAGGGCACTGTCAGGTACTTCTCAATGTCAATAGCCATCAGAGGTAGGCCAATCCGGGAGCAAACTCCAGGGTGTACCGGTCGCGCGGCCAGGCGCTGTTGATCAGGTCGAAATAGCCGAGCGTCAGGTTGACCGTCGGCCCTTCCATGTTAGCGTTGAGTACCTTGGCGACGTAGGGCCGCTCGGCCGGTCCGCTAAGGTCCGATTCGAGGTACAGATACAGCGTGACGGTGATCTCCGCTTGCGCCTCCTTGGCCAGGTCAATCAGTCTTTGCGCATCCCCGCGCACGTTGTCCACGGCCATGCCGAACGTCTGGTTGCCGTCGTTGGATTTCTTGGGCAAGGACACATCGAGCCCGGCGGCAAGGTAGGTGACCAACTGGCCGTTCTCGTCGCCAGCGGTCAGGTTCTCGAACCCCGCGCAGATAAGTGTCGGCTCGCCCCAAGCCGGGGAGTTCAGCTTGACGGCCGGGATGATCACATCCTTGCCGCCACTGGCCCGTACGATATCCAGAATGCTCATGTGCCGCGCCTCTTGGTGCCCGTGCCGGTGCTGATGGCCTTACTGGTCTGGCCACCGTTCATGTAGTCGTCAATGAACACGTCGATAATTTCCTGGCGGTCCATCTGCTTGCTGCTCGTGCGCACATTCGAACCGTTATTGTTGTGGATGTTGACCGTGGTGCCAGCGCCGCCAGAGCCTGCCGCGCCGTTGGTGGCGTCCCGGTTGCTGACCACCTCACCACGCATGTTCGGGATCATATACTGCTGACCGCCAGCGTTGAATACTTCAGGCGCGCCGCCCTCGTTGACCCGGTACATGGTGCCGGCGTTGACCGGGCCACCCGCCTTGCGGCCACCGCCGAACAAGCCAGTGATTGCCGGCAGCACGGCGGCAACTGCCGACAGGCCAACGCCCGCGGCCCCGCCAAGTGTACCGATACTGGCCGCAGCCGCTGCCGGGGCCCAGGCCGCTGCAGTAGCGGCACCTTGCGCGGCACTCACAGCAGCAGCGGCACTGCCGGCGGATGATTGGATCGCCAGGTTCTTCAGGTATTGCACACCCACCTGCACCAGCGAGCCAACCACCTCGTTGAGCAGCGCCTGGCCAAGTTGCTGAACGGCCTCCTGGCCATTGGTGGCGCCGGTCAGTAGGCCGGTGAACGCCTGCGTGCCCGCGGCCTGCACCTGGTTGAGCGTGCCGATCAATAGCGCATTGCCTTTCGACTGCTGGGCGAACCGCTGCTCTTCCAACTGCTGCATGGTGGCTGCGTGCTCGGCATCTAACTGGCCTTTCAATTCCAGGTATCGCTGATCGCTGAGCAGCTTCGCATCGTTCAACTGCTGGTACTTGGCCAGCTCCGCCTCATAGCCCTGCTGGGCGCCAACGATCGGGTCGACCTGGCCGAGCAACTGCTGGTTGGCTTTCGCCTGCTGCGCAGCTATCAGCGCTTTGGTGAGTCGTTCGACTTCGGCCACATCCTCCGGGCTGGCGAACTTGTTGAGCTGCGCTTTGGCCTGAGCGACGGCGAGTGCTTCCCCCTGCAACGAAGCGTATGCCAGTGCCTCCGCCATGCGCTGAATAGTGCCCTGATTTTGCTCATAGCCGCGGCGTGCTTCCTCGTTCTCCTGTTTGATTGCATTAGCCGCTTCCGTACTTGCCTGCTTGGCCGCATTGACGCCATCTGTCTTCGCTTTTTGCCGTGCCTTCTCGGCTTCTGCCAATTGATAGTTACGCGCGGCAATCTCTGCGATCTGTTTGCCCTCGGCGCTATCAGCCGCTACGTTGGCCGCCTGCTGCGCCGCCAGGACTGCACGAGCCTCGCCCTGTTTGTTGAGTAAGTCGGTCTGCTGTTGCAGGGCCTTGATCGCCTTCTGGCCATCTGTTGTCGTCTTGGGTGCGCCGGTTCCGCCTTCACGCTTCGACTTCGCGTCGGCATCTGACTTTTGACGGGCGATGTTTGCATCACGCAAAGCAGCGAGCTCGGCGTTGATGCCGTCGATTCTTTTTTTCGTGTTTGCCGCCGTAACTGCAAGCCCTGCTTTCAATTGGACTTGATACTGTTCTTCAGCGGTTGTTCTTTGTTTAACCAGATCGTTAAACTTTTCCTGATCCGTTGGGTTGAAAAGCTGCTGCGTACCCTTAGCCAAGGCGTCCAGAGCCTTAGCCAAGCGCTGCGAGGCACCCAGGGCTTTGTCGATCTCGCTGGCCGCTGCAGCAAAGGCGATCCGAACCGCATTACCTGCATCGGCAGCACTGCGCGGCAGCTTTTTGAACTCCGCGTCTACGGCGGTTGTGCGGCCCAATAGCAGGTCGAACAGCAACTCGGCGCTAATCTTGCCGTCGAGCATGGCCTGGCGGAACTCGCCCATGGACATGCCGGCCCCGGCTGCCAACTGACGGATCAGCTCGGGGGTTTGCTCTGCGATGCTGTTGAACTCTTCGGCGCGCAGCGTACCACCGGCCAGGGATTGGCCCAACTGGCGTAGCGCATTAGCCGTTTCTTCCGCGCTGCTGCCGCCGATCTTGCCGATCTTCTGCAACGTGTCCGTCAACGAGACTATTTCAGTGTTGGTGGCGCCAAGCGACTTGAGGCTGGTTGTCAGTGTTTCCCACAACTTCACCGTGTTTGGCACGGTCTGACCGGTGCTTGCTGCAACGCTTAGCAGGGACTGGTAGGTTGTTGTAGCGGTAGAGAGATCCGGCGACAACCTCGCGATGCGGTTCTGCAACAGCGTGAACTCGCCTGCAGCCTTGGCCAGGTTGGCCAGCGATTGGGCGGTGATGAGGCCACCAATCAGGGCCGCAAGGGGTGTTAGACGAGTGGCAAATCCACTGGCTGAATCTCCGGCTTTGCGCTGCGACTGGTCCAGCTTGTCCACACCAGTGCCTGCGCCCTTGGCGTCACGACCCAACTCTACGACTGCCTTGTCCGCCGCGTCCACGCCGGTAGTTGCACCTTTGGCGTCCCGGCCTAGGTCCACGAGTGCGGTCCCGGTAGTATCGACACCCGTCGTTGCACCTTTGGCGTCCCGGCCTAGGTCCACCAACGCCCCGCCAGTGCTGTCAACAGCCTTCTCTGCGCCCTTTGCGCCCTTGTCTACCTTATCGAAAGCGGCGTTTAGGTCGTCCAGGCTATCGACTGCACGTTTGCCGGCGTCGATCAGGCCTTCAGTCTTGGCATCGACGGTATAAAAGATGCCGCCAGCATTCTCAGCCATTTACTTTTTCCCCGACCGACGAGCTGCGTTGATTTGTTCAAGTCGCGACATTGTAGCGTCATAGTCGGCAGCCGTGTGAGGCTTTGGTCCAGCGGGAGGCGGATATTTGGAGCGCATGACGCGAACGAAAGTTGTCATTGTCAGGTTCCAGGCGGCGTCCTCGCCCATGCCGAGATGAGCCATGGCCGTGCCAACATACTGGATGCAGTGGAACTCCTTGAGAAATTCTCCGCCGCGTTTGTCGACCTCTTCCGGCTCAACGTCGCCCAGTACCCCGTGCCGGATCATGGCCTTGGCCAGCGCAATGATTTCCTGCATCGGCATCCGGCCGGGGCTGTAGACGATGCGCCCGCGGCCGGTCGGCACCATCCCGCCCAGCAGCTCGGTCAGGTCCTGTTCGCCCGCGCAGGCGTAGAGCACGGTCAACGCCCGGTCGAACCGCTCACGGCGGAAGGCGCGGGCAGCAAGTGGGTCGGCGGGCTCGTCACCCAGCAATAGGGCGGTCGCTTCGATGATCTCTTTGGGGCTGCCGATCTGCGAGATGTGAAAAAGGGACGGCCGCAACAGGTACGAACGTCCCTCGATTTCAATCCCGACTTCGCCTACCGAAGTCAGGGCAGGCATTACGGCACCACTGGAGTGTCGGTAATCACCAGGCCGAACGGCGAGTAGGCGGCCATGGCTTCGAAGGAGCGGGTCACCACGTCGGTGGTGGGCGCCGAGAGCGAGATATTGGTGATCACCATGAAGCACTCGTAGGTCACGTCAGGGCCGGTCATGCGGATCCAGGCGTAGGGTTTGCCGCCGGTGGCCGCACCGAAGGCAACGTGTTTGACCAGGGCGATCTGATTGACCTGGCCGACCACATCGCTGGAGCGGGCAACGAGGTCACCGCTGATCGAGAAGTTCAGGTAGCTGGGCGCGGTCTCTTTGATATTGCCCACCGACAGGTCGGAAGTCGGGTCGATCGTGTCCCATTCCAGGGTGACTTCCTTGCTGGTGAACGCACCGATGGGGATGTAGTCGTCGCTGTCCGGCTTCACGTCACCGCAGCCGGCGAACCACTCGATGGTGTAGTCCTTGCCGGTCATCGGCTGATTTGCACATACTGGCATTGTCTTGCCCTCTGCATAGATAAAGGAATGCCCGAGAGGGCTTAGAGGTCTGCCACGTGAGCGTAGCTTCGCCGATTTATGATAGCATTTATGGGGCCTACGGTAACCCCGTACTGTTCTGCCAAAATTCCCTGCTTTACCCCGTCCGCGTACGCTGAACGGATACTACGGATTTGGTCGTCTGAGAACCTAGCCAGTTTTCGGTTCCTCTCCGCGAGCCGCGCTTTTGACTCCGGACGAGACTTTGCTAGTTTAAGGGAAGCCGATGTTTTCTCGCGGCGCTCTTCTGTCCATTTAGCGCCGCTCCGGCCCTGCGCGGCCTCCGACATTTTTTGACGGGTCTCTTCTGACATCCGTCGCCCGGTTTGTCGTTGGGAAATCGCCTGCCGTTTCTCCGAGGGCGCTAAATGGGCTCGAACACCTTCACTGATTCGTCGACGGGTCTCCTCCGAAAAGACCCGTCCCTTTAGCAGCCGTGACAGTGTGCTTTTGACACTATCCGGGCAGGGCCGACCTAGAGAACTGCCAGCTGTCTTACACGCGTTATACTCCGGGGAGAGCGAATCGAAAGCCGCCTGCTCCCTGACTATGAGCTGAGACAAATCCTCTACATGCTCTAGGACTTTTACAGAGAAAGCGGCTTCGCCATATTTATTCCAAGCACGTTGCAGCGGGGCACTGTGGTGCCTCCCTGTACGAAGATCGGAAAAATGCTCCCTAAGGCGAGTTCGAAGCTTCCTGGTGCTACCTATGTAAAATTTACCATTTTGCAGATTGATTATTTGGTAAATACCCGATGAGAGCGGCAGGTCGCATGGTTTCATGACGAGGCTACCTCAACGTTAATCTCCATCCATGGGCGCTCTTCGGTCGTGAAATTCGGGCCCATGGGTGCGGCCATCAGGCGCAGGCTGAACGCCTCACAGCCTTGGCGGAACTCCTCAATCAGCCGCGTGCGGATGGAGTAGGCCAAGTTGCGGATGAACATCATGTCCGAGCCGCCTTTCTGCGGCCCAACCAGCAGCACACGGACCGAATCGAAGAAGACGCTGGGATCGGCACCGGTCCGCCCGCCGGTACTGGTCAGAAAGCACAGTCGCTTCTTGGCGTTGGCCGGCGTGTCCTGCCAGCGGCCCTGCTGGAACTCAAAGCCATACGCTGACCAACTCGGATCGGCTTCGAGCCATTGCTTGACGATATCGGTCGGGGGCGTGCTCATAGCTTCATGTTCCTGAGAATCGCGGCCTTGATATCGTCCAGGCCATCACGTTCGAAACCCTTGGTCAGGAAGCCCGGCTCAGCGCCGTTCGGCCCGAGGCTGCCATCCCACACGTTGCCCAGGCTGGCCGGGTGGCGCGGTGTGTCGGTGCCCTTGAGCGTGCCGGGCGCCTCGTGCACTGCCGCAGCGTACGCCGCCGTATAGCCGTAGCTGCCCGACCAGCCTTCGGCGGTGCGCTCGACGCGCCGGAAGCGGCTGTTGACCAAGGTGCCTAGAGCCATCGGTGTGAGTGCATCAGCATTGCCGCCGCCGATGATCATCACTTCGGTCAGGCACTTCTCGGTCATCGGTCCGGCGACCTGCTCGAAGATCCGCTGCAAGCCCGAGCGGACGGCGTTCATTCCGTGCGCAGGCATCAGGTCACCGTCACATAGTCGGGCAACTCACCGAAGAAGCTCATGTCATCTTCCTGGTGGCTGCGTATCTCTTGCCAATCCGTTTCAGTCACGGTGTTCAGTTTGATCAGGTCGAGGTGCTTGGGCCGAGGGTCTTCAGACCAGATCAGGTAAGTACTGACGAACTCGGTGCCATCGGCTGCCGCCATCTCTTTGGATTCCGCGCGCCAGGTGCAAGCTATGGTGTATGGCTCACCATATTCGACCTCGTTCGTATAACTATCCTGACGCAGCCACGGGCGAACGATGGCCGTGTTGGTGTAGCACCAGTTGGCGGTCAGACTCATTCGCAGGGCTTCCCGATGAAGAACGCGCAGTTGGCGGCGTCGGGGTCGTCGGGTATCAGGCCGGTCATGCAACCGTACTTGTCCAGGCTTCGCAATAGGCCAAGGTACTGCTTGTAGCCCTGGGCGAGCGTGCCAAAAGCAAACGACCGGCTCGCGCCATTGGGGGCCCGCTGCTGCGTGACCATGCGATTGGGCTGCATGATGCCGAGCAGCGCCAGGATGTAATACTTGATCAGTCCGGCCGTGCCCGCGTCGTAGTTGGCGTTGAGGCACATGTCAGCGGCGTTGATCTGGTTGACCAGCAGCTGCAGGAGCGGATCGGGAACGGTCACGCCGAGCGAGGCTAGAAACGTGCGGGCATCGGCTAGGGTCAATTCCACGGGTGGCTCTCCAGGTAATGGCGATAGGTTACCCCGCCGGCTGACTAAAGGCAAAAGTAGTGCTTGACGTAGGTGTCAAAGGCGGATAACCTAACCCCATCGAAACGAACAACACGGAGCAAGACGAGATGGCACGCAAAGAAACGATCTACTCGGTAAGCAAAGAAACTAACCAGATCATCCGCGTTTCGCGCACGTACCTGGCCGCGCTTCAGTTCGCGGATGAAACCATGTTCATCTGTACTTCTGAATTCCAGGACCTGAAAAAAGGGGACACCATTTCTAACATTGTGGATTTTCTCTGATGCTGACTTGGGGAATTTCAGGACGCGGTGAGCATCGCCGCGCAGCAGTATTCTGTATGGGTTGCCGCGAGGTATTGGCGCGTGACCTTCCCGTGAACGAAGCCCCCTTCGTGTTACAGAAATTTCAGCCGATCCATAAATGCGGGCGTGAAGCCTCTTAATCGGGGCTTTGCCGCGACCAGAACAATGGAGTGAACCTGATGAATAACCGACTGAAACTCTCCGCACTACCGATGTGGCCATGTCCCAAAATGGCCACCTACTGGCCCGATGAAGCGCAACGCCTGGCCACCGAGAACCGCGAGCTGCGCGCCACATTACGCCGGCGCGACTGCGCGATCGGTTTCTACCAGGCGCTGTCCGTTGTGGCGGTGCTGGGCTGCATACTGCTGGCGATGGGGGTGTGACGATGAACTTTGACTTTAGTAAATTCAGCGAAGCAACTATCGAAGAGCCAGTTGAAGAGATTGCAGCTGCAAAGGCAGCAGGCAAGTGTGGTGAATGTTATGCATGCTGTGCTGGGTACCACGAACAGTGTGACCCTACCAACGAATCATTCATGCATGATGCAGATCAAGCTCAGGCAGATGCTATGCAAATGAATGAGAACATGCACAAGTACGGCACTATTGACGCGCCTAAAAGCTAACGCAAAAAGGCCCCGAAGGGCCTTTGAGCAGTGCAGCAGCGCGGCTTACTTGTTGTCGCCCTTGGCCGCTTCCAGCAGCTCGGATGCCTGGGCGTTGGCGTCGTCGAGGATCTTCTGGGCTTGAGCTTTCGCGCCCTCGATGATCTCTTTGGCCTTGCCCTTGGCTTCCTTCTCGCTCATCTCTTCACCGGTGACCAGCTCACGGCCCAGAGGGCGCGTGCGGCTGACCAGCAGTTCGGAGGTAGGCTTGCCGTCATCGCCGACTTCCAGGGTCAGCACGTCGCCGCGCTTGGCCTGCGGGTACTCGGGATGACCGACCAGGGTGCCGATCAGTTCGAACTTTGCAGTCTTCTTGCTCATGCCGATGCTCCATAAGCTACGCCCGCGCGACCCGCCTGGTCTGCCTTAATCAGCAGGCCCGAAGCGCTCCAGGTCATCCAGTGGTAGTCCGCGAACGGCACCTGACGAGGAATCGGGGTGGTGTTGATGGCCATGCCGGTGATCGGCTGGATGTAGGCACTGTTCAGCACTGCGCCGATCATCTGGTTGCCGGTCAGCAGCCAGCTGGTCTTGATCGCAGCCACGCCGGGGGTGTCAGCCAACAGGGCGGTGTAGAATGACCGGTCCATGGTGGTGGCGCCGCTGGTGCGGGTCAGGTTGGTCTCGATCTCGGAGGAGATGTAGACGGTGATCGGCGCGGTCACGCGGTTGTCCGGGCCACGCAGGGCGCGAACGAACGTGGCGAACTGAGCCTGGAGCTGGGCGTAGGTAGCAGCCGGGCTGGTCATGTCCTGGGTCAGGGTCACGGCCAGGGTGTTCGGGTTGTTCTTGATCCCGTACGAGTTGGCGCCCTGGTAGTTGATCAGCGGGTTGCCGTCGATCATGTTCACCGTCATCAGGCGAATGACTTCGCGCACCGAAGCGGCTTGCAGGTCGGCAACGTCGTCGGAGCCGATGCTGCGCTGGCCTTCCAGCTCGCGCCACTGCTTGCCGAAGCTCTTCTGGTGGATCGGGATCACGATACCGTCGTAGTCGGTCGCCAGATCGCCCATCAGCTTGGTGGTCTGACCGGTCAGCGAGGTGTCACCGACGTCCATCGCGCCGATGCGCTTGTAGGCTGCGACCAGCTTGCCGATCGAGACCGAACGGCTCAGCGCCATAACGTCGTTGAACAGTGGGTCGGATTCCTGGCCAATCAGCTGCACGGTCTGGTTGTCCAGATCGAGCCAAGCCTTTTCATCCAGGTCCGGCAGGGCGTTGACCTGCAGGCCGTGGTTGAGCGCCAACGAACGACCGCCCGAGTAGGCGACCTGGCGCAACAGCTCGCGCTGTTCGTACTGGGAGCGTGCCGCCGCGCTGGCGTTGACGACACGAGAGTTCAGAATCAGCGACATTATTTGATCCTCATGTCGATCAGGGTATCGACTGCGGCACCGGCCGAGGCGAATACCGAATAGCCGATGACCGGCTCGGTTGCAGGAACTGCCAGGCGCACACGGCCGGCAGCATCCATGGTCAGGGGGCTGTCGGCGGCCAAGGTCTGGCCAGCGGCCACGCGCACCAGGTACACATCACGACTGCGCGGGATGTAGCCGAAAACGGTCTCGCCAGCGGCGTAGACATAGGTCAGCGGGTTCTTGTGCATCGGGGCGTTGGCCACGTACACATAGACGCCCGGCGCGGCGGCAATTGCCGTCTTGGCCAGAGTGGTAGCGGTGCGTACCAGCAGGTTACCGGCGATGATGCCGGCGGCTGCGGCAGGCAGTTCGATCACTTGAGGGGTGTTCTCTTCAACGCCCCCGCGATAGATTTTACGCTTTGGGCCGATATCAATAGGCATCGCGTCTTACTCCGGGAGTTGGGTTTGCTTGAACTTGCCGTCTTCCGAGCGGTTGCCCGTGAAGCCCGACACGATGCCTGCAGCGCCGACCAATTTGGCGTGAGCCTGATCCAGCGCATTGCCGGTCAGTGCGTCGGCCACTTCCTGGCCCAGCTTCTCGGCCACGACCGAACGCTTCTCGGCTTCCGCAGCGCGGCTGTTGGCGGTCAGGCTGTCGCTCAGCAACTTCTGGTTGGCTTGCAGATCGCCGACGGCGGTAGCGACCGGATCCAGCATGGCTTTTACCGCCGCCAGGGTTTCGGTCTGGTTGGCGGCAAGCAGCGCCGCAAGTTCTTTAGGATCCATATCGTTTTCGCCCTCGGCGGTTGGTGTGGTGTCAGGCTCGGAGTTTACACCTAATTTGAGCCATTGCAAAAATCTATCGAACATGCCCTGTTCATTCAGTGTGAGCGGGGTAGCATCCTCGACACGTAGGTTGTTGACCATCAGGCCCACGCCATCGTCTGGCGTGGCGGCGCCGATCTCGCCAATCAGGATGGCGTTGTGGTCCATCACCATGTTGCGCGCCGTGCCGCGGTAAGCCTTACCGTTCGCTGACTTGCCGTTCGCCGTCAGGTCCGCTTGCAGGAAGATGCCGGTCGACGTGTGGATCGGCTCGCCCTTGTCCAGGGCTTCGAGCAGCTTGACGCCCCCTTCCGTATTGGCCGCGTATTCCTCATCGACCCAGACTTCGTTGAAGATACGGTTGCCCCGACGCTCGACGTTGCGGTTGAACGCGCCAATGTGGTGGGCGTTGATCGCCTCGGCGGTGTTGGCGGGGACGTAGGTGCCATCGAGCGTGGGGTGGCCGAGCGGCGCCAGCTTGCCCTCCAGGCCTTTGTAGCTCTTCTCGATCTCAGCGTGCGGATAGAGTAGGCCATTCATGATCACGTCGTCTGGCAGGGTGTAGCTGGGGATGACGGTATGTGGCCGGCCGTTGTGCATAACGCCGCGACGGATCTGGGCGTTGTTGACCGTGGCGCTGAGGTTGACGCGCAACTGCTCGGGCTCGGCGGAGCTGTTGACGTGCAGGCTGAGCGCGGAGACGTGGGGCGCTGGCATGGCCAGGTCGCGGAAGAAGGATCGGATTCGTTTGAACATGGGAAGGGCCTCTAATAGACTGCCGCTATCCTACGCCCAAAAGAAAACCCGCGCTAGGCGGGTCTCTATTGCCGGTTACCCTGATCCGGCGCCACAAGGGCGGGGTGATACCTACTCGCCTCCCCGGCGGTGTGCCGGTTGTGCCTCGGTCGCTGGTTGTGCAGTTGCACCGAGAGACGCCCCATTCGGTCTTACGACCACAGCTGCCAATGCTGCTACTGAGTCCGGGGCGTCTCTCGGTGCAACTTCCGCATCTGCGGGCGTGCGATCAGCACTCGGTATTCAACTGCATAGAGCTCGTTACCGAATCGCGTCTTTGCAGATGCACAGGGTTGAGATCTGAGTCATAGCTGGAGGTGTTGAACCGCCCATCACCCTGCATCGTCCATTGGAACGACTAAGCTCGTCAGTCTATCTGGCTTTCGCTACATCTGCCCGATCTAAGTTATTCGCCTTTGTGCTGCTTGTCAACCCCGGTCGTGCTAACCTGTCGCCAACTCAACGCCACCGGACGCCCGTGCATGGATAACCTACGAATGGCAGTCAATGCCGCCCTCAACCAGCAGTCGATTCTCACATCCAACTTCCGCGCCGGACTGGTGGCGCAGATGGGCTCCGATGACAAGCGCAAGTACGCCTGGCAGGAGTACGGCTGGAAGACCGACCTGGACTTCAACGACTTCTACAACCTGTACGACCGTCAAGGCGTGGCGTACGGCGTGGTCAACCTGTTGAACGACAAGTGCTTCGAGACCAACCCGTGGGTGATCGAGGGCGACGAGTTCGAGGAGAAGCGGCCCGAGACGCCCTGGGAGAAAGAGTTCCGCCTGCTCGCCAAGAAGACCAAGCTCTGGCACGCCTTCAAGACGGCCGATCAATACCGGCTGGTCGGACGCTTTGCAGGGCTGATCCTGCGCATCGCCGACGGTAAGGCCTTCGATCAGCCGGTTGAAGGAGGCACTGCAGTGATCCGCGAGATTATCTGCGCCTGGGAAGGCCAGTTGACCCCCGACGATACGGTCACCGACGAGGGCAGCGAGTTCTACGGCCAGCCCAAGCTCTGGACCTACAACGAGGGTGAGGTCAAACCCGGCAAAGACGCCCCGCCGCCCCGCAACCTGAAGATCCATCCCGACCGCATCATCATCCTGGGCGATTGGCGCGCCGGGCGCAGCTTCCTGAAGGCTGCCTACAACGCGTTCACCAACCTGGAGAAGGTCGAGGGGGGCAGCGGTGAATCCTACCTGAAGAACGCCGGCCGCCAGATGCACGTCAACTACGACAAGGACGTCAACCTGGCGCAGATCGCTCGCGACTACAAATTGGACGGGGTAGCCGAGCTGCAGAAGCTGTTCAACGAAGAGGCCCGCGACCTGAACAACGGCGGCGATCGTCTGATGGTCACGCAGGGTGCCACGGCCACGCCGCTGGTATCCGCCGTCGCCGATCCATCGCCGCACTACGATATCAGCATCCAGACCGTAGCCGCATCGACCGGTCTGCCCGCGAAGGTGATCGTCGGCATGCAAACCGGTGAGCGGGCCAGCGTCGAGGACCTCAAGCAGTTCAACAAGCGCGGCCAAGGTCGGCGCGAAGGCCCGTTGGCCATGGATGGTGATCAGATCGTCGAGCACCTCGTGCGTATCAAGGCCATCGCACCGGCGCCGGGCGCCGAGACGACCTTCATGTGGGACGACCTGACCGAGGCCACGCTGTCCGAGAAGCTCGCCTTTGCTGACCAGATGGCCACGATCAACCAGAAGAACGCCGGTACCGGTGAGCCTCCTGTCTACCTGCGTGACCAGATGCGCGAGGTGTCAGGCTTCGAGAACGACGATGCCGAGCTGCCGCCCCTACCTGATGCCGAGCCCGAGGTGATCGAGTAATGGCCCGCTCGCCGGTACTGCCGACCAACCTGAGCGACCCGACTGGCACGGATGCCAAGGAGCGGGCAGCTATCAAGGCCTTCGAGCGGCGCATTCGGCAGTGTCGAGATGCGTATATCGAGACTTTAAATTCTATTGAATTCAGCAAGGTTACTGTAAATGCTGAAAGGTATGAATTTAAAACTTTGCCGAGTATTCTTTCGGACCTTCTCAATCAAACGGCAAACTTGGTAGATCAATTATTAGGCGCTACTAGTTTGAGAAACTGGTTTAGCACCGAGTACATAATTCCTGCTTATGAAAGAGGCGCCGCAACTGCTTGGCGAAACCTGGGCATTCAGAGTTCTACCTATGCGGCAACTCGCCCGACCTTGGAAAGCCTGCTGTTCTCTGAGCCGTACCAGAACCGTATCGGCTTGATACGTGCTCGCGAATTCGAGTTAATGAAAGGTCTTTCCGCCAGCGTTAAGGAGGGGCTGAGTCAGCAGTTAACTTCAGGGCTGGTGCAGGGGTTGGGGCCTCGTCAGATTGCAAAGAACATTGCTGCCCAGACGGGTATAGAAGAACGCAGAGCAGCCCGTATCGCCAGGACGGAAATCAACCAAGCTTTGCGTACGGCTCGCCTGGATGAGACGCAAGATGCCTCACAGCGTCTCGGAATCAAGGTCATGGTGATGCACGTATCGGCGCTCAGCCCCAGCACTCGCCCCTCACACGCCGCGAGAAGTGGTCAGCTTTTTAGCATCCAGGAAGAGCGCGATTGGTATATGGAGGGGGCCAACGCGATCCAGTGCAAGTGCAGTCAGATCGAGACCCTCGTAGACGATAAAGGCCAGCCTCTTAGCCGAGGGCTGCAAGCGCGTCTGCAAAAGGCGAGTCAGGCGTGGAAAGAGCGCCAGGCAAAAGACTGAACCGCTCGACTATGGCCGGGTCGGCTTTAAGCCACTCGGTCGAGCCGGGAAACCCCCGGAATCCCGCAGATTCAAAGGAGCTATGAAAGGCTTTTTCCTGATCTAAAACGTCTCTACCACCTGCGCTCCATTTTGAAATTAATTCGAAACTAAACGGAGAACTTCTTTTTAAATCCCTTAGCCTATTATCTAACTTATTAGTTATCCCGACTTTTAAGTACGCCCCACAATCACTTTTTATGAGGTATAGAGTGCCTCTTATTTTAGAGTTATAGCCTCGATTTGCGCAACCCCGGCAGCTTGAAGCCCCTAAATAGGCGTAATGATAGGTGCCTTTAAACTCTCCGTGCAGAGAGCAGTGTAAAACTATCTCAGACCTAGCGCCTAGGTAATCACCTAACCTTTTTTGGTAGGTGAAATTAGATCTTTTTAATTTTTCTTTGAGTCTTTCGATATAGAAAGTTTCAGGGTAAATTCGAAGGCTTCCATGTTTACATTGAGCGCATTTTCTGCAGCCAGCACCCGCCATCAGTCTTTTATAACTTGTCGTATTCCACAAGCCGTGCTCTTTACACTTTAAAACGCAGTATTGTCTTTTTCCGTCTTCAAAATCTAAAAATTCAAATCCAGATTCGAACGCTTTTCTTCTCGCCAATATTACTTTCTGGGCACGGGTAAACGACGGTCGTAGGCTGCAGCCGCAAATCTGAAACGCAGCCGCGCGTTGTTTTCTACCTATTATTGAGCCTGCAGGCCACAATTCTTCGTCTTCAGAGCACTTTGAACAGCGCCATTCATAGACGTTCTCAGAATCTTTTCTATAGCATATTCGAACAGCAACCAGAAAGTTGCCCGTTAAGGTGGGGTAAAAAATATCTCGCATTTTCAAACCTGCCGTAGCTTGGCTGATTAAGGATTGCAGCAGGCGTTCAGCAAGACGCTTTTCTCCTGGCCGGGATAGCTGCAGCCGTTAATTTACCGTTTAACTACTTTCGGTGCAAGACCTCTTCACTGTGACAGTCACTCCAATCTCCGATAACAATTAATGACAGTCAGCTACCGGCGAGAGGCCGTTGGCGGGAAGCGGGTAGCTCCGATTGCCCCCACTCGGTCTCTGCAAACTTGTTCGTCGAGGCTGCCTCTCCCATCAGGCCGAAGTATGCGGCTCCGTCCTCGAAATTATCCGCCCGGTACGCGCCCTGCTGCGTTCTCACCGCCTTCAGCATGATCATGAACAACCAACCTTGCGGCTCGGTCAGCTGAATCCCGGTAGCCCCCGCAAACGCCGCAACGGTGGCGGCCATGGATCGTTCACCTGCAGGCGTATCGTACGTTGCGGCCCGGTCTTCCATGTGCTTCAGGCCCGCTTTGAGAATATCGGCCGCATTGGTCTTGGTGGATGTGGTCATTACTGTAGCTCCTTCCTGATCACCAGCCCAATGCGGCCTTTCTCCGGCTCGACGAGGCTGACGGTTGATTGTTCGGGGTCGCGCCAGAGAGCCGTGCCCTCAGCGCCTGCATTCTCGACGGCCACGCGGCGGGCGCAGGCCGGGCTATTGGCCCTGACCACCACGTGCGCGACTTCGGAACGGACGAGGTAGAGTGGCATTACCTATCACCTATCGGTTGGGTTGTTCGATAGGTGATAGGCTATTCGGCTTTGAACGTACTGTCAACCTAGATGAGCGCGGAGGATGGCCATCTGCGGACGGTCGGTTGTGTAGTTGTTGAGCGGCTGGACGGTGGTCTCGGAGCTGAACTGCACGCCGCCGGCATAATACGCACCGTGGGCGTTGTACATGTCCAGGTAGCCGAGAAAGGTATTGAGCATGCCCTGATAGGCGATATCGCTCGCGCTGGTGCCCGGTGGCACGCCATATTCACCGATGAAGAGCTTCTCACCCTTGCGCTGGCCCCACTGTAGGGCGGGCAAGATCTCGCCGGCCATCCGATCTGTGAGCGCCTGGCTCCACGCCGTAGCGTACGCGCCGCTGTGGTTCTGGTCGAAGTAGTAGTGCATCGAGAGCATGGTGCGGTTGGCCGGGTCGGTCCACCAGATCTCCGGGTCCGGGCCGAAGTTCTGCGTGAAGCTGTGCAGACCGGCATAGCCATCGGTCTCGACGATGCACCAGGAGTTCAGATCGCCAGCGTTGCGGATAGCCGTGATGCACGCCTGGTACATGAGCGAGGTCGTGGCGTACTGGCCGGTGAAGCAGAAGTCGCGATAGGGTACCGCCGTTGCGCCGGGCGTAATGTTCATCTTGTTGAAGAAGCCGCTGACTGCACCGCCGAGATTCTGAGCGCGGAACCAGACTTTGGTGTCGTTCGCCCCGGTCGTGAACGGGATAGAGAGCCGGGTTTCCGTTCCGACCTTGGTCATCTTGGCCGAGGCCAGCGTGGTGCCGAACGCGCTACCGGTGTTGATCGCAGCGTTCGGGTCGTTGCCGGTACCGGCAGCAACGTAGTACAGCGTCATGACATAA